GGAGCCCTTTTCTAATGTCACGCCCCGAACAAGCACCAATGAGCGTCGCGGAGGCGTCCGAGCGCCTGGCTGCGATCGCCGCGCGCGCGCGCGCGCGCCGCGAAACACGGCTGGTCGTCCCGTTTGACCCAGGATTTGCATCGGTCGGCGGCACGCCGGCCAAAAACGTCGTTTCGATCCACGAGGGATTCGATTGGGACGCTGGGAAGGTGTTTATCGAGGTGGGTACGCCCCGCCTGTTTGCACCGACCGACGCGCAGGAACGCCTGAGGAAAACACTCGAGCGAGCGCAGAACACCATCGCATGCATCGGCTTCGCGCTTCGCTCGCGCGCGTCGGCGGACGGAAAGCTTCGGATCGTTAAGCATCACTTCGACGAATATGCGAAGCCCGTGAAGCTCTTCCAGGATCCGGCATGAGCGTCGAAACGCATCCGTTCGCCTTCATCGATCCTGTGTGCGGGAAGCCCGCATTTTTCAGGGTAGCCGTTCCCCTGTCGGGCGAGCGGATATTTGCCCCTGACTTCGAGCGACTCGACGGCACGCGAGTAGAGCTGTCCGACCCGGTCGTTTGCCTGTCGTGCATGCGACCTTTCGATCCGATGTTTGATTTGCAAGCTGGGCGCCTCATTGATCCGGCGAATTGGGTCCGGCGCGAGGCGCTTTGATGCCACGGCAGCAACAGACTTGCTTCTATTGCGCGCTCCCCGCCACGCAGCTATGCGACCACGTGCTGGGGAGGGGCTATCGGTCCGAGGCGATCGGCATCAAGACGGGAAAGGTCGAGCGCATCCCGAGCCGGGATTTTGTGCACACGTGTGACATGCCCCTGTGCACGAAGCACGCCGAACGTCGCGGGGTCATCCACATAAAGATGGGCCGGACCGGAACGTGGGACACGTACGACTACTGCCCCGAGCACCCCAAGGGCACAGAAGAAGGCCATCGCCGCGTGTTGAAGGATGGCGAAGCCCTATCGATACGCGAGGCAGTACAGGGGATCGCGCGACGCCGTGCAGGCCTCCCCGCAGCAATCAAACCAGCAATCCCGAACGCCGCTCAAGGCGAACTCTTCTGACAACAGGACTGAACAATGATCGATGTATCCGTAGTTACCGAAACAGGCTATAGGAAGCTCGACGTAAAGACCCTCACGTTCCCCGGTGGCGAGATCCACGCAACCGTTCAGGCAGACGCCGTCGCGCCCCGCGGGCTGCTGATCAGCGCAGGACTGAAAAGCTCGGCCGACGTCATGGCGCTGATCATGATCACTGACGCGCTGCGCCGCGCCTATCCGGCGGCCGGCATCATCCTTGACATGCCCTATGTCCCCTATGCACGCCAGGATCGCGTGGCCAACCGGGGAGAGTCGCTGAGCGCCAAGGTGTTTTGTGACCTGATCAACGCCCAGAAATACAGCCGCGTGCTCATTGAGGATCCGCACAGCGACGTCGTGCCCGCGCTGCTCGAGCGTGTCCAGATCGCCGACCCGGTTCTGCCTCTCTCGGCGGTGATCGACCGAATCGGCACGAAGGTCGCGCTAGTGGCACCCGATGCGGGGGCACGCAAACGCGTCCTGAAGCTCGCCTCGGCCTTCGATCTGGAAGTCGTATTTGCGGACAAGGTGCGCGACACACGAACCGGTCAGATCACGGGCACCGAGGTCCTCGGCGACCTTCCCGAATTGCCCTTGCTTGTCGTCGACGACATCTGCGACGGTGGACGGACTTTTATCGAATTGGCGAGCGCCATCAAAGCTAAGCAGGACACGCAGGGCACGCGCCACCAGCTTTTCCTCTACGTCACACACGGCATTTTCAGCAAGGGACTCGACGTGCTGCTCGAGGGATATGCGCAGGTTTTCACGCGTAACAACTGGATCAGCGACGATCGCTGCACCGTGGTCTAACTCAAACCAGAGACACAACAATGAACGCACCCATCGATCACGACGTACTCGAGAAGCAAAACGGCCTCGTGCCGTTCAACCTCGCCGACTTCTACAAGACCGGGCACCCGGGCATGTACCCGGCCGGATTAGACATGCTCGTCGCGAACTTCACGCCGCGCTCGGCTAAGTACGCGCCGGTCCTGCCGCAGCTGTTCGACGGAAAGGTCGTGTGGCTCGGCCAGCAGGGCTGGATTCAGGAATTCGTCATTGACCTGTTCGGGAAGCGATTCTTCGACGTTCCCAAGGCCAAGGCCGTGCGCAAGTTCAAGCGCCGCATGGACACCGCACTCGGACCGGATGCAGTGTCGACGGCGAAGCTCGAGGCCTTGCACGACCTCGGATATTTGCCGCTCGAGATCCGGGCACTCCCCGAAGGCTCTCGCGTGAATATCAAGGTGCCGCCGATCATCTTTATTGCCCGAGGCGAGCATTCGTGGCTCGCAACGTACTTCGAGACGCTATTCAGCTGCGAGAACTGGAAGCCGTCGACGGTCGCGACGATTGCCTTTGAATTCCGCAAGCTGCTCACGTACTTCGCGCGGCTCACGGGTGCTCCCGAGGACTTCGTTAGCTGGCAAGGCCACGATTTCTCGATGCGCGGCATGAGCGGCGTGCACGATGCGATGCGTTGCGGCCTCGGTCACTTGCTCTCATTCACCGGCACCGACACGATCCCCGCTATCGACTATGCCGAGGACTTCTACGGCGCCGACGCAGATAAGGAACTGATCGGGGGTTCGATCCCGGCGACCGAGCACAGCGTGATGACGCTTCGGATTCTGCGCGTGCTCGCGGCTCTCAAGCGCAAGCGCGGAAACGAGATTTTCACCGAGAAGCAAATGCGGTGCGTCGCCGAGCAGGAAGTGATCCGCGAGCTTGTGACCGAGGACTATCCCGAAGGCATGATTTCGATCGTCGCCGATTCGTTCGATTTCTGGAACACGATCACGGTCGTCGCGCGCGAGCTCAAAGACGAGATTCTCGCGCGCCGGCCAAATGCGCTCGGCCAGTGCAAGGTGGTGTTCAGGCCCGACTCGGGCGACCCGGTGAAGATTCTGACGGGTTACCGAAATGACGAGCTTATGTGCGACGACGATGGGCAACCGGTTGTCGACGAAGAAGGAAAATATGTCACGTGCGGACGCGCAGGCATGGGTCGTCGGATCACGGCTGCCGAGCGCAAGGGCGCGGTCGAATGCCTCTGGGATATCTACGGCGGCACGGGAACAGACAAGGGCTTCAAGGTACTCGACAGTCACGTAGGCCTGATCTACGGCGATTCGATCACACTCGAGCGTGGCGTGCGCATCCTGCGCCGTCTGGCAGACAAGGGCTTCGCGTCGAACAACGTCGTTTTCGGCATCGGCTCGTACACGTACAACATGGTGTCACGCGATACATTCGGCTTCGCGCTGAAGGCGATCTATGCCGAGGTCGGCGGCGAGTCGATAGAGATTTACAAGGATCCGGCAACCGACGACGGCACGAAGAAGTCCGCGAAGGGATTGGTGTGCGTGCGCCGCGTTGACGACGATTACGTGCTGTACGACCGGCAAGACCCTACCGTGTTCGATACCGGCTCGCTTAAGCCGATCTTTCGTGATGGGAAACTGGTACGGACGACGACACTTGCGCAAATGCGCAATCGCCTTGCCATGTCGTGGGAGTGCCCCGAGCCAGGCAGCATCGACTGGACCGGGATCATGCCATGACGCACCAATAGTCCATCACCGCAGCGACACATGACCCTGAAGACCCCAACGAGTGACGAAGTGCGCGCGGTCCGCCGCGCGGCGCGTATCAGCCAGTCGAAGGCCGCGAGCCTCGTGCATCTGAGTAGCGCGGTGCGCTGGTCCGAATACGAGCGCGGGACACGCCGCATGGACATTGCTCGTTGGGAGCTTTTCTTGCTGAAGACCCAGACGATGAGAGAACAGGCAACATGACGATCGACGAGACACAACATGGGTAGCGTGCTCGCATACCTCGATGGGCAACCTGTCCGCGAAGGCGATATCTTGTTCGGCCTAACCGGAGCCCGGTTGCGAGCCTGCGTCCCTTGGCGCCGCGACCAGCCACTCAGGATGGAGGTCTTGGAGAAGATGCCAGGTGACCCGGACTTCTGGGCGACGGGCACGCATTGGAAAGGCCAACAGGTGCTGTTCTGGCGTAAGGAAGACGTCCCGGAACCGAAGGAGCTGAATCAGTACTTACAGCTCAAAGCGCAACTAGATGCCAGAAAGCCGCGGAAGCGCCCAGTTTCCGCCCGTCGGCGATGACCCCTACCGATCCATAAACAAGATGCACGCGGGGCTGCTCGGCCTCACCAGCACCTCGCGCTCCTCGCACCACCCCCGCTCCTCGTCGAACGATGCGCAGCCGGCGCACTTCTCTGCCCCCGCCTCCTCAGTCTCCCGCTTGATATCCGCCAGAACGCGCGTCTGCGCGATCGCAATGCTTCCTTGGGGCACTTCAACCTCCTCCGCCTCGTCAGGGAATAGAAACGACGCCGTACCGTGCGCGCGAGCCCATGCGACGTTGAGCAGCATGAACGCGTACGAGAAGTGAGGGTCGATACCGACCTTGACCACGCGGCGCCGGAATTTCTTTTCCTCCTCGTCGCGCTCGGCGATCAGCGCCGTGCGCGTGAAGTGCTTAAACACGCGCTCCTCGAGGATCGGGCGCAACGATCGCTCGCCCTTGCCGTTGTCCCCGTCGTCGGTCAGCTCCTGGATAAGGGCCTTCGGATCAGGAAACACGCAAACCAGCTTCGAGATCCGCGCGAAGGCAACCTGCATCGACTTGTATTGGTCGAGCGTGACCGTGTACTGGTCGCGGTCCTCGTCGTCCGTGCGGCGCTCCGAGCGGTTCGCCCGATCGTCGCCCCACCGCAGCATGTCGCTTTCCATGTTGCCGTAGCCGGCGAGGAACACGATGCCCGGGTGGCGGTTGGCGAAGCGCTTCGCGTCGTTGTAGTTCGGCAGCGTTTCGACGACGCAAACGCGCACGCCATAGCGCTCGAGCAGCACCGAGCAGCGCGCGAACGGGTCTGCGTCGTAGACTTCCTCAGCGTGGATAATCGCCATGTGACCAGTCGGCAGCCGCTTCGCGATCAAGACCGCGTTAAATTGCCCCATCTGGTCGATGCCCATGTACGTGTCGCGGCCCCGCTCCTCCCACACGACGCCGAGCTTCATCCCGAGCGCCGCGCACGCGGCGAGCATCTCGAGGTTGACCGGAACCTGTGTGGGATCGACGTACGGCTTTCCGAGCTTCCGGTTGTAGAAGTTCTTCATGTCCTTGGCGTCGCGATACGCCTCGTACATTTCGCGCGGCGAGATCGTCGGGGACAGGAACTGTGGGAAGTGGAGCGAGCGGATCGAAGCCTCTGGGAATTTCGCGATCCATCGGCCGATCTGCGGGTCATCGATCCATCCGCCGCACGCGTGGCAGCGGTACCGGTACTCGCCCACGATGCCCGCCTCGGCCTCGCGCGGGTTCCAACGCAGCGCCGTGGGATCAAAGCCCACGCACTTGGGGAAGTGATCGTCGAGAACCTGCCCTGTGTGGCATGAGGGGCAGTCCGTGTGAAATTGGTACTGCGTGCCCTTCTTGAACCACCAGTGGATATCCTCGTCCGGCCAATTCGCGGTGGATCCCATCAGCGTGTAGCGGATCGCCGACGCCGACATACGCTCGCGGGTTTTCTCCATCGCCGCGATCTTCATTTCCTGCACTTCGTCGAACGAAACCACGTCCATCGGGTTCGACTCGGTCGTGGTCTTGCCGGACGTCCAGAGGAAATAGAAGATGGAGTTGCCGAGGTTCCGCGTAAGGACGTTGCCCTCGCCGGACTTGCCGTGCTCGGCGGCCGTCTCGGTCATCATCGAGTGCACGGCCGGCATCGTGCGCACGATGCCCATGAACCGATTCGACGACTTGCCGGCGGCGAGATCCTTCGACGGCATGAAGCTGCCGATCTTCGCCGGCGCGAAGCGAAGCGCGAGATACAGCATCGCCATCATTTCGAACACCGTGAACCCGACCTGCGTGCACTTCATGATCACGTCGATGCGCTGGAACGCCTCTTCGGCGGTCGAGGGGATCAGGTCGTAGACGAAGTGCATCGCCGGGCGATCGTCGAGCGTGAATGGCTTTTCGTCGACGTGGAGGCCTTCTTCGCCGAGCCGGATGCACCACTCGCGGAACGTCTCGCCAGGCTTGATGATCGACTGTGACGCGGTGAGCGCCACCGGCACGTCGACGAAGACGCCCTCGCGTTCCTGCGCGAACTGGTCTGCTGTGAATTTCTCGCGGTCCGCTTCGAGGCGCGCGCGGTCGAAATACGGGTTTTCTTCCGTGGGCATGCGGTATGCCGCCCATAGCACGCCGCCGGCGGCGTTCCGCGCGAGGCTCGCGAATCCGTCGCGCGCGCCGCGGGGCTTTCCGAAGATCCAGGCCGAGCCGCGCGAGCGCCCGAGCGCAGGTTCGAGCACGTCATACCAGAGCGGCTCGATGCGCGGCACGAGCTGCGCGTCGTCGACGACGATCAGCGCGAGGTGGTCCCAAAGCTCAAGGTGCTCGTCATCGAGCCGCACGAAGCGAATCGAGCCACCCGTGATTAGTTCGACGCGGGGCCGATCGGGACGCCCGTCGACGAGGTGGTGAATGAGGGAGAAGACGCGCCGCTTGGCGACCGTTACAGCGGCCTCGTCGGGCACGCAGAAGGCGACGTGATACCCGTTGAGCGCGCCAAATTGCGAGAGCAGCAGGACGTCGATCGCCGTCGTGCTCTTGCCGCACTGCTCGCCGCCGTGCACGAGATTGAAACGCGCGAGGCTACTCGCGATGCGTTCCTGCCCTTCGAACAGTTCAGGAAACTCACACTCGACAGACTGCACCTTTGCGACCCCACGAAAGCCCGATAAACACGGGCAATCGTGGTGTCACGACCTCACTGCACGACCCAGGCCGACTCGGTCAGCTTCGCGCCGCTCGTATCGTAGGTGCACGTCTTGACTCGGGTGACGGCGCCGTCAAAGCAGGTATCGGTCAGGCGGTTTCCGTCGTCGTCGTTCGTGTAGACGTGCGCGAGCGAGTTGGGGTCGAACGAATTGCCTTTCGAATCGACGACGACGATCTGAATGCGTGCGGACATTTCTGGGCCTCGGGAGGGGTATGCGAAGGCCTCTAGGCTTGCGTCACGACGCGTCAGTCGGCGAAGTTGTGCCCGGTCTTCTTGAAGCCTTTCAGCGTGCCGTCGCGCTCGGTCGGGAAGGTGTGCCCGGCGCCGGTGTGGACGACCATCCGGCCCACGCCGCGCTGCGTGTGCGAATACTCGTGTTTCTCGCCGTCCGGCCCCTCGATTTCATCGCCTTCGCGCAGGTCCGTGTGGTGGAGTCCACCGGAAGCGGCCGGCGCCGCGGCTTTCGACTTGCGCTGCACCACTACATGCACCGTGCCGTTGTTGTGCCAAATTTCGCCGGCGTGCGAGGCCGACTCGTACTGTTCGGCCCCCGAGATAGTGTCCGTACCTTTGCGCTTGAGACCGGCCGCCGAGAACGTCGCGCGCGCGTGCTCCATCGCGTGCGCCTTGTCGCCGGCGCCCACACGAATCCCCCGGCTCGACTGATTGGGCAAATGGCTCACGCTGTGTTCCTCGTGGTGGCCTCCCGAATACGTTGCCGCTTCCACGATCGAGCGGTGGCGCGGTACCGCCGAGCGCGCGCTCGTTTCGTGCGCCTGCACAACGGTGCCGTCCGAGCGAGTGTAGGAGCCGACGTGCGCCTTCAGGAACAGGACCGGCTTTGCTTTGCTCATGCGATACCCCACGGTTGGATCAGGAAAGTGACAGCATGTTTGCATCACGACGACCGTCGAGCGAGGGAAAATTCGGACGCAAAAAAGCCCGCGCGCGGCGGGCTTCTCGGCGGCATAGGGTGAGGTTCACCCCGGCGCTTTCGGCAAGCTAGGGTGCGGCAAAGGTCCGTCATAGCCCTCGTGCGGCGGGTTTTCGACCGCGATGTCCCAGGACGTCGACGACGGCTCGTCGAGCTCGGCCATGAGGTCTTGCATCCCGTCGGCCGCGTCGGCCGGCACGGGATTCTCCTCGTCGTGCTCAAAAATGACGTTCACTGTGCTTGACTCCTATCGGGACTGACGTACTTCGCGAACCTTAGCATGGTTCGCTCGTGGGACAGCTTCATCACGCCGTTCCAATCCGTGCCGAGCAAAAGCTCCTTCCCGACCGCGCGCTCGCCGACCTTCATGTCGGCGATAACCCAGAGCGTCTCCGGAGAGTCGCTGTCGAGCACGGTGTTGATTTTTGCAACGATCGACGGATCCAGTGCGGGCAACTGCACCGACCGGCGCCCTTGCGTCGCGCGCGAGATTGACCCGTTTGCGATCGATGACAAGCGATTGCGCAGCGTCGCGCGGAGGTTTCCCCAATTCTTCGGCAGATAACCGAACTTCGCCCAGGCATAGCCCCCCACGTCGATATTGGCGTACACAGATACCTCGGCCACGCCGAGCGCCTTGTAGACCCCCATCGAGTTGCGGAACAGCTGTTTTCCTGACCCGCCGCCCGTGCTCCCGGCCTTGAAATACGCGTGGTACACCGACAGCGGGCCACCGGCGGTGTCTCGTTTGAATCGACGCGTGATCGATGTTCCGTCCGATCCGTGATACTGGACCTCGATTTGCGCCGGCGAGGCGGTCGCAGTGATGGCGAACGTCACGCCGAAGCCGTAGTCGACGACCATCTGCTTGAACATGACGTCAGCCTGCTCCTTCGGAACACCGAGCACGCGCTGCGCATCGACGTCGGAGATGTGCGAGTTGAGGACGCGGACGTTTGCACCGACCGCCGCGCGCGGCCGGAAGATCTGTTCGATGGATCCTAGGCGCGCCTCCACCGCCGCCGCGGCGCGCCGGATAGCCTCTTGCTCGGCGCGCTGGCGCTCGGCCGCAGCTGCTGCCTCCGCCGCGATCACCTCAGGTGTGCGCGGCGCCCAATTTCCCGCCTGATATTCGCGAGCGCGCTGCTGCAGCGAGGTCGGCTGCGCGAGGTACCGGCGGTTCAACTCGGCCATGCGCGGATCGGGAAACTGCACACCAGGCATGTTCGTGCGCACGCTCAACGGCACGTTGGGGCGCGGCACGAACCCGAGCACGACCTCGGAGTACCCGAGCGGGTTCGCGGCGATCGCGGGGTTCTGTGAGTCGGGCAACGGGGGCGGGCTCTCCGCCTCGGGAACAGCGGTCTCCGCGGGCTGCTCGCGCGGCGGGGCCGCGGCCGGCGCTGGTGCCTCGCGAGCCGCAACGATTCGCGGCGCGCGCGACGCTTCTCCTTCGGCACTGACGCCCGGCACGGGCGCGCCAGCGATGTCGACGCCGAAGTGTGCAAGCAGCGCGCGCTTGTAATTGTCGGCCGCGTCCAGGTACCGGTTGCCGCGGGACGTGTTGATCGCCTGAATCGCTGCAACCGGGTCGGCCGCGCGCGCGGCGTCGTGCAGCATGTTGATTTTGCGTTGAGCGGCGAGCAGCGCCGTGTTTTGCATGTTCGCGCCGGAGAGCTGCGGGGGCGCCGGCGGCGGTGTTTCAACGGCGCGCTGAGCCTCGGCAGGCGTCAGGTTCTGCGCCGCGGCCAGCAGCGCGGCCCGGTAGTCGTCGACGCGGGCGTAGTTCGCGCGCGTGCGCGACGTCGAGAAACTCGAGATCCCGTCGACATCTCCCGCCTCGGCCATGGCACGCAGTGCGGCGACCCGGCGCGTGCACCCTGCATTCGAGGCGCTCGTCTCGGGGAATGTCGGCGCAACGACCGCGCGCATCGCCCCGGCGTGCCGATCGCGGTCGGCCGCCGAGGGCGTTGGCGCAACAGGCTGCTCGGGCGGCGTGGAGGCCGGCTGTTCGGCCTGTTCGCTCTCGGGCGTCTGACGATGCCAGCGGCCGCCCTGCAGGACGTACGTCACGCCGTCGACCGTCTTCGTATCGCCGTCGCTCGGCGTGTCGGTTTCGCGCGCGCGAGATTCCGGCCCGGACGTTTCCGCCGCGACGACGCGCGGAGGTGCGGCCGAGGGAACTGGCGTCGGCGTGGCCGGCGAATTCGGATGCTCGGCGTCCGCTGCCACGGGCGGCGAGTTCAGATGATCAGTGCGCCCGGTCTGCCGCACCTCGTCGAGCAGCGCGAGCTTGCGATCGCTGGGGAGCGCATGGAACGCGCGCCACTGCGCCGGCGTCGGGTTGCGGCCAGCCAGCGCCGCGGTTCGCCACATTGACACGGCGGCCGCGCGCGATGCCTTGTCTTGGATCTTCGTGGCGTGGTGAAGCAGAAGATTCACGCGGTCCCCGTGATCCATCGCGTTGAACCAGTCGTGCTGCGCGAGTTTTGCGTGCGCCTGGCGTTGAGAGTGCGAACCTCGGCCCGCCAAGACCTTCGTGTCGCTGTGGTCGATGGCGACATTCACCGTGGCGTAGTGGCCCACCACCACCGTGCCGTCGTGGCGGGTGTACGCAGGCACGTAGACCTGCTTCTTCGATACCGCTTTGAGCAGCAGCACAGCGCGCGGCCTTACCGCATGGAGCATTTCGGTCATGCGAAGCCTCATATGAATTCGCTTCGAGGCTACTGTCACGACGACCACGAATAGCGGTTGACTGTGTTTTGATTGATGCGCATGATTCAACCATCGAGAACGCAACGGAGACGCAAATGGAAAGCACAAACAGCACGCGCTACACGGTCGGACTCAACATGCAATGCCACCAGGTCGTGTGCAAGGTCGAACTCATCGAAACGCGCGAGCCCGACGAAAACGGATTCGATTGCGTGATTTTGTCCGGCAAGATTCGCGTCCTCGCCTCGCAAAACGAGCTCTACATGTCGCGCAAGGAAGCGCGCGCGGCATTCAAGCCGTGAGCGCCAGTAAGGGGGCGCCTCGCCAGCTAACCGGGCGCGGTGGCGCGGGCCGCGGGCAAGGCCGCAAAGCCATCGACGCAGCAGGCAAGCTCCACCGCAAGTCGGTCACGTTGGACGAGCAGTCGATCGCCACCCTGCGCGCGTTCGGGGATGGGGATCTATCCGTCGGCATTCGCCGCGCCGCGACCGCAATTCGACCGGCCGAGGAATAAAACGGGCACGCGCTCGTGTCGGTTTATGATGTCCAAACCACCGATAAACACGAGCGAAACATGGACAATCAACGCACCGGATATGCGGTGATGGCGCAGGCACTCGGCGTCGACGAGACGGCGCTGCGCGCGGTCACCGAGTCATGGGCCGCCGACCCGAGCAAGCCGCCGGCGACGTGGCGCTATCTCGAGGATCGCGTGCGCGACGCGACCGAGGTCGCCCGGCAGTTGAACAACACGAACGTGCTCGAGCACATGATCCGGGAATCGCTCGACGACGCCGACATACCTGCGACGCTGCCGACGCTCGGCGTGCCGCGATTTACCGTCCACGATGGCGGAAAGAAAGGTGACGAATGACCCCGAGCGAAGCCACCCACTACGAGTGGATCAAGCACGTCATCGAGATGCTGCCGGAATGGGGAATCGTGCTCACGGGGGCTAAGGGTGTCGGCGAGATCCCCAACGAGCAATCGCGCTACGGAACGGCATGGCCCGGTGCGCCGCGATATCCGCACCCGATGAAGGGAAGCGTTGTGCTCGGCGTGTTCAAAGAATTCGACCTGTATCTGTGCGAGCAGGCGGCGTTGCCGCCGACGTTGGTCGCCCGCCACGGTGCCGACGGCGCATATACGAGCTTCAACCCGACTCTGCGGCACGACGCCGATCTGAAGGAACAGCATCCCGCCATCCAGGAGGCGTACGCGCGCGCCGCGGCACTCGGGTATGGAGCGATGCTCGGCGTTTCGCGCCCAGAGCGCTAACCCACCACAGAGGGAACCATGACGAGCAACGGATCGACCGACCTCACGATACCCCGGCACCCGGGTCGCGACGCGTGGCCGCACTGCGCGGTGTGCGACGGCCCGGTCGATTTGGTTGACATCGAATACGAGACACGCCCCGTGTGGCATCCAAGTGGCGGATACGTCGTGCGAAACGAGTACACGGGTGGGATGTCACTCACGGTGCGCTGCCACGGTGAGGAATGGCATGCCCGGCTGAGAGGCGACGGCACGTGGGCGGTGCGCGCCGTCGCATAGAGGATCAGCGGACGCGGCGGGCGCGTCGCACCAAGAAGGCGATGGCGGCGGCCGCGCCGGCGACAAAGCCGACCCCGACGCAACCCAGGACGACGTCGAACAGCTCGTGGAGGCTCAGATACATCACTGCCCTTCCAGCACGAACCAGTCGTTCGCGAGCAAGTCCGTCTGCGAGGCGAGCCAGCCCATCAGGATCTCACCCGTCGCGGTCTTCATCGTCACAGAGGGCAGCACGTCGGCCGCTCCCGATTCGGTCGACGCCGCGTAGGCTCGGTTCGGCCGAGCCCAGAACTTGTCGGCAGGGACCGCACTCACGCCCGGCGACAGCGCGAGCCACATGTCCTTTCCGTTCCAGCCGCGCCGCGCGACGCGCTCGCCATCCTTCAGCGCCGCGATCGCGCCGCCGATATCCATGTCGGAATGCGCTTGCGGGCGCGCCGCGACGCCAGTCGAATGCTTTTCGGGCGCCAACGTACCGGCCGCGGCGACCACAGAGCCGGTGCAGTTCACATTGCCATCGATCGTCACTTCGCCCGGGGTCCAGATGTGGCACCGCATATCTTGGTCGATTCTGACGGTCACCTCGCCAAGCGCGTACGTGATGTCGCCCAAGCGCCCGTTGATGCGCGCGCGCAGCAGGTAGTCCTCCAGTTCCCACAGCTTGTCATAGACCTTCTGGCGCGCCTGTTCCAGCGCGATATTGCGCCCCATGAAAGCGTTGAAATTTTCCGGCGACACGCACGCCGAATGACCGGACGCGAGATAGAAGCCGTCGAGGAACGCATGCGCGAACGTCGACGTGCTCCCGGACGGCTGTTCAAATTTCCAGTCGACGCGCTCGAACAGCGCCTCGATGGCCTCGCGAGCAACGCTCGGGCCGATGCGCGTCTGCGCGTCGCCGCCGCGCGGCGCCGATTCCGTCGTCTCGAGCTTTCCGACGGGGTCGATTCCCACGACTCGACGGCCATCTTCCTTGTTCGCTTGGCCGACCTGGTAGGGCATCCATTTCGCGAAGCCGCCCCATTGCAATTCGGCGTCCCCGGGGTGGATCAGCGTGACGCTCGTGCGAACGTGGCGCGCCCCGACATGGTCCGTCACGTCGAGGTTGACCATGCTGTCGGACCACACGTAGATGACCGTGGCGTCGAGCGGCTGAACCTCGTCGTTCGTTTTGATCTCGCCATCGCGTGCGAGCGGCACGTACCAGACCTTGCGGCCGATCGACGGCGCAATCACTTTCTTTTCACTCATCAACCTTCACCTTCGCAGACGGGGGAATTTCGGGAAGCTCCGGCGCGCTCGGCCCGTACACCCAGCAGAGCCACCAGAGGCAGAGAAACAGCGGATTCATCAGATGTCGGCCGCCGAGAAGAACACGCAGAGCGCGCACAGCGCGAAGATCTGGTGGCCAGTCACAGCGAGCACGGTCATTGAACCGAGCGCGGCGACCGCGAGAACGGTCCTATGCAGAAATTTCTGATACGTGGTCATCTGGCTCCTCAATCACTTTCACGTCGGGCAGCGGCTCAAGGCCGGCGGTTACCGCAGCGCGCACCCGGTCGAGTTCGCGTCGCAGTCTCACGATTTCATCGTCACGATTGAGCCGGTGCGCGACGTCGGTCGCTGCGCGCGCAATCGCGTACGCGCTGGACGTAGGCTCGAGGCCGAGCACATCGCAGAGCGCGCGACGTCCCTCATCGATACGCGCGGCTTCCCGATTCGCGGCATCGACCGCATCCTTCACGACCCGGTCGCGCTCGCGCTGCGCGTCCTTGGCCGCCGCCTCGAGCTGCTCCGTAGCCTGCCGAAGGCGCGTCGTCGCGCGCGCGTGGTCCTGCACGGCGCGCATGACCGTGTCGCCGAGCCGGGTCCGGGCCTGCTCCGACATCCCCCACACGGATGACGCCCGGTCGCGGATCTCCGCGCGCTGACGCCCCACCCCGTCGATCAGCAGCTTCTGCCACGCCGCAAGCGGGAGGTTGTCTACGGCGCGCAGCGTGGGACCCTTGACCGTGTGCCAGCCCTCGGCGCCGCGCACCATGAGCCCGCACCCGTGGGGGATATCCGCCTTCCCTATGAGCCCTTGGGGCACGCAGAAGACGACGCCGGCCGCGTACGACAGATATTTCGTCCACTTCCCCGCCGTCACGTCGCGCCGGAAGTCGGCGACGCTGATCTTGCATTCGTAGGCGATCGGCGTGAACTTCGCGTATGACTTGGGCACGGCGTACACGTCCGGGCGCGGCGAGCCCGCGGGCCCGAGCTGCATGTCGGTCCAGACCATCCGATCTGTCGCTGCCGAGAGATGGTCCGCGAGGTCCCGCGCGAGAGCGTCGTGCTTCCAGCCCATCAGTGCCCCGCGACGATGGGCGCCGACGCGCCGCGCGCCGGGAGAGGAAGCCGTCCCGCGTACTTGCCGATCAGCACGTACGTGAGCCATATGCCGCCGGCGAGCGCCACCGCGACGAGCACGACCGCGAGCATGATCGGCCACGCATCGTTGTCGTCGAAGAGATCGCCCACGTCGCCAAGCGCGTCGAAAATCCCGCCATCTGCGGCCTGGTAGACGTTGTAGGCCATGGAAAACGTGTTGTAGGTCGCGGACCCCATGTCGAGGATGCTGCGCGTGCGGAACGCGATGATCCATGACTCGATGGTGATGATCAGGCCGGTACCGAGCGCGGGAATGATCACCAGCAAATACCAAAGCGCCGCGGCGCCGTGCGCGACCTTGGGCGGCATATGTCCGCTCGCGAACAGCACATAGCCGAGCACGAACCCGATCACGCTGCTGAAGCCGATCGCGGCCTGCGTGGCGCCGCACCACGCGAGCACGCGCGAGAAACCGCCGAGCGCGCGGGACTCGGCCCAGATGCCGCCGACCACCCAGCAGTTAAGCCAGCTGATACCGAAGTTCAAAGCGAGAAGAAACACGATCATGGATGACCTGTTAGGGTTTGCCGGCGCTCGCCGGCGGGTGGGAAACGTCGACCAGCACGCGATAGGCAACATCGGGCATCGGGTCGGAGAAAGGCGCGGCCGGTACCGGCGCGGGGGGTGCTTGCGGATCGGCGACGACGCATTCGATCCAGTGGGGCGGATAGCCGAGCCCGACAGGCAGAGAGGTATCGGCCGCGAAACGACCGTCCCCGAGATGGCGCCACCCGTTCACGAGAGCGCCGACAGGCAGCTCAAATTGAACGTTCATACCTGCGCCGCCACCTGGTAGACGAGGCCGTCGGCCGGCCGCAGTTGAATAACCGTCAGGGGTCGGCCTTCGAGAAAGGCACCCGTGTCGATATGCACGACGTTGCCCAGCTCGAGCACGCTCTTTACCGGCGTGTGCCCAACAAACACCGCGGCGACACCGTCAACCCATGTGGTATCCCCATGTTTGACGCGCGCGCGTGACCACATCGAAGCGCTGAGAAGCGCCTCGCGATCACGCGAATCGAAGCCTTCCCCTGCCCGGGCTTTGAAGTCGTCCCAGTGCGCCAGCGGACAGTCGGCGTGCACGATGCCGACACGGAGTTCGTCGCCGATGTCGATCTCGATGCCATTGGGCAGCACATCGAAGGCGTCGACGTAGGCCGTGCGCGCGAGCTGCGGCATTCCGACGAACCACGATCCGCCGTGCTGCGTCTGATCCTCATCCGAAACCTCGCCGCGGGCGTAGTCGATGGCGACGGCTTCGTGATTGCCGCGAACCGCGTGGAACCACGGCTGCGCGAGGAACTCAAGCACGCGCTCCGACTCCGGCCCGCGATCGATCAAATCACCCACAGAAAACAGGCGATCGTTCGACGCGTCGAACGATATGCGGGCCATGGCGGCTTCGAGACGGCTGTAGGCACCGTGGATATCACCGACGACGAAATCGCGGCCTGTAGCGTTCTTTGGAAAGCTCTTGAACATGTCCGAAAACGTGGTCAGTACGGAATGGGCAGTCCGAAATGTGATGGGTTAGATTTCGGACTCACCCTTTAGGGCCACCCGAAAACGCTCGTTTTCGGATGGGGTTTGTGCGAGGAAACCCTCGCTTTCATCGAAATAAGCGCGCCCATTCGCCTACCTCGTACCGACCGCAACGAAACCCGTCCAGTCGATACGTCTGGCCATCGATGTGCAGAGTCGTCGAGGGAGGCACAGGTGGAGGCGGCACAGGCCGTGCCGCGGGAAGATCGCCCGTGACCACTACTTGCATCGTGCGGCCGCCGAGCCGGAACAAAAGACCGAATATCGAGCGACGCGCCGTCCGACGCTGACGAGCGTTCATTGCGATGCTTTCGGCACGACGCACTCGAAACCGATCTCGCTGTACCAGACATATGCGCGCCCGCGCTCCACGCACATTCCTTTCTCGTGCATGAATAGGCATGCCATGAAGACGGAGACGGCCAGCGTGACGATGCCGCTAATCAGATCGAATCTCACCGCTCGTCCTCGGTTTGCGTCTTGCCCACCTGATGGCTGCCGAGTTCGGCGATTCCGACGCCACTGATCCCGACGTATTCCTTACCCGTCTGCGAATCCTCGAGCACATAGATGCCCCGGCGCTCCCCGTACGCCAAGCCATCGGCGAAGACGCCCACGCGCGCGACCGAGAAGCGCGGCGCGACTACGGGATGCAGAGGCGACGACGCCGGTACGGGGGCCGCCTGCGCGCCTGGCGACTGCGTGGCGAGCGGCGTGTCCGGAGGGTAGTTGTCGTTACAGCCAGAAAGCGAGATGGCCGCGACGAGCGCCGCGAGGATCAGTTTCAACATGGTTTTTTGTCCTTGAATGAGAAGCCATCGAAATGGGTAGGGAGAGCGAGCGCGTCGCCCGCGAACATGTGAGTCTCGGCGGCCGAGAACACAGCTCGCATATGGGCCGGCAACTCCGCGTGCCAACGCAGGTAGTCCCGGCACCGGGACCGGCGGCCGATGCGGCGCTGACGAGCATTCATTGACCGAGCCCCGCGAGGAAGTCGCGCTCGCGCTGACACTGCGAGCACAACGCCGGGCCACCGCAGCGGGCTTTGTGACCCAACGGATGGGGTTGCACGTGGCCGTGCGATTGAGAGGCAGGGAACGCCTTGTGCAAGGCGTCGTCTGCCGTCATGCCGGATTGAAGCGGACCGGTATCGAGCATCAGGCCACCGCGACAAATTCGATCGACACGGGGCGCCGCGCATGCGCCTCGCGCAGGATCAGTTCGAGACGCGCAAGCGCATTCCAGGCGACCGACGTCGCGTGGCGAACTTCTTCGAAGCCGGGCGTGTTCTCGTCGAACACTTCAAGGCCTTCGGCCAAACGATGGCGGTCCATCGCATCGGTGAAGCGCTCGATGCCCCGCTCAACTTGCAGCCACGAGCCGGGTGAGTACTTCAGCCGAACGGCGATCGTGCCGAGCTGAGCGATAGCTAGAATCGCGCGCGGCATGTCGTTCAAGATCAACGACGGGCGCACCTTTTGCGCGTCGGTCTTCGCGCCCATCACGCGCGAGTCGAGTCCTTTCGGATCGGTTTCGATCACTGCTGCTTCTCCTTCACGGGGAATTCCTCGCCTGTGCGAGCGTTGACCGGCACGCGGCCGGTGAATGCGTAGTAGCGCTGGCAGATCACGTCGACGAACTTGGGGTCAAGCTCCATCAGGCGTGCGCACATGCCCATTTCTTCAGACGCGATCAGCGTCGATCCGGAGCCGCCGAACGCGTCGACGACGATGTCGTTGTGGCGCGCGCTGTTGCGCAGGAACTTCGCGACCAGGCCGACTGGCTTGGTGGTTGGATGCAGCGCCGAGCGCGCGGGCTTTTCGTGGAACACGAGCGACGACTCCATGCGCTCAACCTTCGCGGCGCCGTCGACGACGAACGTCTGATTCCCCACGCGCACGACCCAGCGACCGTCGGCCTGCTGTTCGAACGGAGAGCCCTCGCCATACTCGAGCACAGTGGTTTGCTTGCGTCCGCCAAACCAGCGGTGCCCAGCGCCCTGCTTCCAGCCGTAAAGGATTGGCTCGTGCATCCACTGATAGTCCGAGCGGCCAAGGACGAACTGGTCTTTGCGCCAGATCAGGCAGCCGGCCAGCTTGAGCCCCGCTTGTTTGAACGCCCTGCGGAAGTTGTAGCCCTCGGAATCCGCGTGCGCGACATAGATGGCGGCACCGGGCTTCATGATCGAGAACAGCGCGATGTGGACGTCAAGCAGGAATTGCGCGAACTGCTCGTCGCCCATATCGTCGTTCTTGATCTTGCCGGCCACGCCCTCGTAAGCGACGTTGTACGGCGGATCGGTCCAGACGATATCGGCCATCTCGCCGGCCATCAGCGTGTCCCACGAATCCAGCATCGTGGAGTCGCCGCACATCACCCGGTGCGCGCCCAGGATCCACACATCCCCGAGCACCGAATGCGGATCGGGCGGCACATCTGGAATGGCATCGGGGTCCTTGCCGTTCGGGTCGAGCTGCTCGGGCGTGAGAAGGTCTTTGATCTCGTCGAGCTCGAAGCCCGTCAGCGAGAGATCGAAGCCTTCGGTCTGCAACTCCTCGAGTTCGATCCGGAGCATGTCCAGATCCCACCCGGCGTTCAGCGCGAGCTTGTTGTCCGCGATGACGTACGCGCGGAACTGCGCATCAGACCAACCCGACGCATCGATCGCCGGCACAAGGCCATTTGGATAGGCATCAGCGCCCTGCGAGCGGCCCGGCGGCGGATAGATGCCCTTCCCCGCCTCGATCAGCTTTCGCACCGCGGCGAGCGTGCCGTGCCCCTTCGCGATCGTGCCGTCGCGCACGACGATCGCGCCGACCAGCCCGAACTCATCGATCGACGCGGCGAGCTGCGCGACCTGGTCGTCGCTATGCGTGCGGGAGTTCCGCGCGTACGGAAGCAGGTCGCTGATCGAACGCAACGTAAAGCCGTGTTGGTCAGCAACCATGCGTCACCCCGCTGTGCGTCTTTCCGACGTGAAGGTGCGACGGGACGGCGAGGATGCGTACGCACGCGTGCCACACCAAAGGCCCTTCGAAGAACGTGTTCAACACGAAGACGTCGTCGGGGATCGGATCGCCAGTGCCGACCACGAACACCTCGAATTCGGTGTCAGCCGGCAAACCGGTCGGGACGCCCCCCCAGACCATGAAGCGGCCGTCTTGCACGTCGACGCGCGATAGCGTTGCAGACCCCGGAAGACGGAGCACCGTAGGCTCTTGGCCGCGTCGCGCGACCTCGTACTTGAAAACCTTTCTCACATTGCCCTCTCGGAAATCCGTTTCATTCGCCAGAAGCGGGCGGCGCGATACCCGCGTGCTTGCGCAACTCGGCGCGCGCCACTTCGGCCATCGCGTCGCCGCCGCGCTCACGCACCCGCTCGATAAGCGCTTTGCCCGGAGCGAAGTTGCGGCTACGCGCAGCAGCGACGGCGTCGTGGAACTCAGCGAGGCAGCGAGCGGCATCGGCTGCCCATTCACGCTCACGAACCTCATTGATCGGCACATTCAGGACCAGTCCGATCCGCCGCTACTGCTGCCGCAGTCGCTCGACGACGAGCCGCCCGAATCCCACGAGGACGACGAGCTGTCCGACCCGCTGCTGTTCGACCAGCTATCCGAGCTGGACGAGGAAGACGAGATGGGCGACGGCGACCAGCTATCCGAATCCGAGCTCGACGACGAGAACGAAGCACGCTCCGTCGCGTAGTCAACGGACGGCGCGCGGCTCTGGATCGGCGCATCGACCGCGTCATCGCTCAAGTCGCGGCGACGCCGGCGGCGTTCGTCGTCATCGTCGATGTCCCGCGAGCTGTGGTGCGAGTGCAGAAGCGAGTCGCTGATCAGGTTTCCGGCCACGACGCCGCCCGCGGTCGACGCGAAGTTTTCGCCGGCCGTCATGCCGCCGCGCACGGGAGCCGCCGGCGGGACGATCACGGTCGACGGATACGCGCCAGCGTCGCGCTCCGGCACATAAACGACGTGCGCGCCGCTCGGGGGAAGCGGAGCCGGGCTCGGAGCCGCGCGGCGAACATGACGCGGATCGGGGTTGTGGCGATGGTGGATCACCACCGTCGGCGGCCGCATCGCACGCGATACCAAAGCGACGATCCCGAGCACCACGACCACGAACAGAAGGACGACCAGAAGCGCGAAGCCGTCGCTGTTATGGGGCGGTTGAGTCGACACGGACTGCGGAGACGCCACGGCATGCGCGGCGGGTCGAGGTGTCGGCTGCGCGGCGGCCGGCGCAACCGGCTGAGCGTCCATTTCCGCGATGACGCGGCCGTAAAGCGCCGAGCCCTTCACGTCGCCGCGCTTGTCGAGCCCTGTCGCCGTTTGCAGTTCGGCGCGCGCGGCCCCCACGTTGTGATCGACGTGTTCGAGCACGTAGGCATTCAGCAGATGGGCGCGCGCGCTATCGGGGCGCTCGACGAGCACTTGCTGGAGCATGCTGCGCGCGCTGGCGTAGTCATTCGCGGCGAGCGCGTCCTCGATCTGATGGGGCGTCGGCAACGCGAACGCGAGCGCGTAAGCGAAGAACAACACGAAGAAAGCTGATAGTTTTTTCATGGAGGTCAGCAGAAAAGCGGGAGAGCCCGCGGAAGGAGCAGCGGTGCGCGATCACACGACATCGGGCACCTCAAAGAGATCCAGTTGCGAGCGCGCGCGGGATTCATCAGCGGCGGCGCGGACAAGCTCTGCGCGAGCCCGCGCGGCGTCGTCGATCCGGGCGCGCGCGATCGCGTGGTATGCGGCGGAAAGCTCGATGCCGCTGAACTCGAACCCCTCGAGCACGGCGCCACGGCCAGTCGATCCCGAACCCATGAACGGGTCCAGGACGTGGCCACCGGGTGGCGTGACCAAGCGGCAAAGCTCCTGCATCAGCGATGTCGGCTTGACGGTCGGGTGATGGTTGCCATTGCGCGCGGCCCAATCGGCTGTCTCGCAAGCGCGCATCGTCGAGTCCTGCGACACCGCCGGCACGTCGCCTGACGGCAAGCCCGCGTTGCGGTCCGCGCGCGACGCCTTCGCGCAATAGAAGAAGCGCGCGGCGGACGTGTCCACTTCAACGCGCGGCGCCGGCGCGGCCGTAACGTTGCGCATCGCGCCGTAGACGCTGTTCGACGCGGCAGCCCCATCGTTGACGGCACGCCCCTGCTGACCGGGCGCCGACGGGAACGCGGCCAGAACGGCGTCGGAGCCGTCGTGCATGACGTTGGCGGGCCAGCGGCCATCGGTGCCAGCCGATCGGCGCGTGCCCCCGCGTATGCCGCCGCCGTAGCCACGCTGCGCGCCGGTGTCGGCGTGCTCGATGCGAGCGACCAGCTCGTCGGACGCGACACGGCAACCGTCGATATTCAGAGCACCAACGCCATAGCGCGCGACGTTCTCGGCCACCGTCCCCTCGAGTGGCCGGCGCGCCAGGCACAACGGCTCGTGCGCGGGCTTGAGCGCAGTGCCCCACCCCTCCCACTCGCCGTCGAGGTTTTTCGACTTTGGAAAGCCGGACGAATAGATCCACATGACCTGGTCGCGGACCTCGAAGCCCGCGTCCTCGATCGCGCAGGCCATCCGGTGGTACGTGCGCGCGGCCGAGAACGCGAGCAGATGACCACCGGGCTTGAGCACGCGCAAGCACTCGCGCCACACGTCCGGGCGGAAGGCGATATCACCGCCGTCCCATTCGAGGCCCATGAAGCCACGCGACGAGGCGCCGGCGCGCGCACGCGTGTACGCGTTGTCCGAGCCGCGCGCGGGGCCGCCCCCGTTGTTCGTCAGGTGGTACGGCGGATCGGTGACGATCGAATCGAACGAGGCGTCGGGCATGCCGGCGAGCACCGCGAGGCAGTCACCCAGGTGGAGGGTCGTCACAGAGCACCCCCGCCGATAACGGACGAATCTGGACGGCCCGAAGAAAGGTGTCCAAAAAATAGGGTTGCGTAATTCTGCGTATAAGGCAGAATTCGTACACCCATTTCGTCAATGTGAAGAAATCGAAGAAAATGAGCCGAACCTTCCTTTACGCGCGGGTCAGCACCGCCGAGCAAACGACCGCCAACCAGGTCACCGAGGTCCAATCCCACGGCTTCGCGGTCGACCAGCGCCGCATCGTGGCCGAAACCATCAGCGGCAGCGTCAACGCCAGCGAGCGGCCGGGCTTCGCCAAGCTGCTCGACCGCCTCGAGGAAGGCGACGTGCTGATCGTGACGAAGCTGGACCGGCTGGGCCGCAACGCGATGGACGTGCGGCAGACCGTCGAGAACCTCGCGAGCCTCGGCGTGCGCGTGCATTGCCTCGCCCTGGGCGGCGTGGACCTCACGAGCGCCGCGGGCAAGATGACGATGAGCGTCATCACGGCCGTTGCAGAGTTCGAGCGCGACCTGTTGATCGAGCGCACGCACGCGGGGCTCGACCGGGCGCGCAAAGAGGGAAAGAAGCTCGGGCGCCGCGCAAGCCTCACCGAGGCGCAGAAGGTCCAGGTGCGCGAGCGGCTGGCCGAGGGCACGCCCATCGGCATCGTGGCCCGCGACTTCGGCACGAGCCGCCAGACCATCATGCGCGCGCGCGCCACGGCATAGATCAGCGACCAATCGTCTTCCCCTTCGTGCGATTGATCACGATCGCCGGCCGGCCCGCACCGGGATTGCGCGGGTCGCCGGGCGCCTCCAGGCCGTAGGCCTTCCGCTCCCCTTCCTGCAGCACCTTCACCGACTCGGCGACGGCCTTTACCGCGCGCGCGGTATCCCCATCGGGCATCGAGTCGCCCGCCTTCAAGAGCTTGTAGAGCTTGCTGCGTACGGCCTTCCATTCGGTCCGGTGCTGCGCGAGCACCTGTGCACGCATGTCGACGGCGCCCTGCTCGACCATGACCGATGCCGTTTGCGAGTCAGTGCCTGCAGGTACCGGCGTCGGCAGCGCGGGACGCATCGGCGCGCGCGACAGATCGACGTTTTCAGCGGTTTCTACGTAAACGGAGGGCGCTTGCTCCGGCGTTCCCACGGGCACATATGAAACTTTCGCATCCGCTGCGATGTGTGCTTTCTCAGCGACCGCGGCGGCGTCGATCTTCTTTTGCCAGCCGTTGCGATCGGCGTGCTGCTTGACCGCCTGGCGCGAAGTCGTGAGTTGTTCGGCGATATCGGCGTACGACACCAGCGGATCACCCTCCCACTGGATCCGCGCGATACGCCATTGCTCTTTGCTGATTGATACGCGCGCCACTACCGGCCCCGAGAGACGTTGTGCTCAAGCATCGCGTCACGACAACGAAGACAACGCCCCGAGACGTTTACGTCGTCAACAGGAGGGCGGCGCTTTTGCGCGATTACTTGCTTTATTCGAAGAATATGGCGCAAGCGTATCACGTAAATCTGCGAATAACGCATCATTCTGCTTGACGTGCAGATTCGTAAGTTTCACAATTGCCTCACTTCAACGCACAAGCGAGGCAGAGATGGAGACACAGGGGACGAAGCTGGTAGAGATCCGAAGGGCCTCGCACGAGATCCGAAGGGCTGCGCTGACCGCCGTCGCGAAGCGCACCGGCAACACCATCGAATGCATGGAAAGCTGCATCCAGGCAGGCCACAAGCGCTACGCCGCGGAATTCGCAGAGAACGTAGCGACCCTGACAGAGTCCTTCCTCGCACACCAGGAAGCGGGCCGCATCAAGCTGATCACCCCCCTGACGTACTGCTGAGTCGCGACCGGAGACGCTCATGAACACGATCGCACGCGACTTCGCAGACAAGCGCGAATTTCTTCGTAAAAAGAAGAATCAGCCGGGCCGCAAGCACGCGGACCCTTCTCAGAACACGATTTCGACCCCGCGCCTCTTCGTCTACATGCTCGGCACGGGCATGGTCTGCGGCGCCATCTGGTACGTCTCCTTTGTCCTCGGGATTTCGCGCCTCACGCCCCCGAGCGCTCCGCAGCACATCGAGCATCAGCACGCGGCTCACGCAACGCACACGGCTTGACCCTCGGGCCGCGGGTTGCGGCCTTCCCTCCCAAAGAAGGTAACGACATGAAGAAGCTGCTCCAACGCATTGCCAAGGCTTTCGCGATGAAGGATCCGCGTAGCGAGTCGAAATTCAAGCTGCACGAGGCGCGCTTCACCCTCGTCGAGCACAAGTGCGCACTCGAGTTCTACCGGTCGAGCGTGCCCATGCTCGAGGCCCGTATTGCACGCCTGCAGTCCGAGATCGAGGCCGACGAGGCGCTTGAGCAAGCCAAGGGGGATAGCAAGCGCATTGCTCACGCGGCGAAGGGCGCGCGCAACGCGGCACCGGCGCTCGGCCGGCAGCCGTCGGCATTCGGGGGCATCGAGCAGCACCGCACGGCGGATTTCGAACGCACCTTTGCCCACGCCCGCTGAGGAGCACGACGATGTCGCCCAAAGCAAAGGACCAGGTCGCGGGCCTCATCCCCGGCCCGTATCGCATCGGACGCACGACCGAGGCAGACATCACGGTCGTCGCCGACACCATCAACGGACCGATCACGGTCGGACGATTCCCGCGCGTGCGCCAGATGGATGCATTCGCGCAAGCGACGCTCTACACGAAGCTGCCCGACCTGATCCACGCGTTTCGTGGGCTGCGCGAGCAGATCGCCGGGGCGACCGTCACGCTCGGCGACCTCACCGGTCCGATGCAGCAGATCGACTCCATCCTCGATTCGGTGAAATGACCAACCGAGCACGCGACATAAAGCACCTCGCGGAGCGCGCCGGCCTTGAGGTCGTGCGCGTTCAGCGCGAATCCAACCGCATGTGCGCGGTCCTGAGAGCACCCAACGGCGTCGAGCGCTCGTTTTCGATTGCGACCGGCAAGTGCGACTCAGCCGGCGACAACCTCGCATCCATGCACATGCGCCGTTTCCTGCGCGAGAACCCGGCGCCCGAAGCAGCGACGCCATCCACCGAACCCACGAAGAAAGCAGCGCAAATGAGTGAGAAACGACCCACCCTCACAGCAAAGAGCAGCCCGACGCCGGCGGCATCCGGACCGGTATCGAGCGCGTCCAGGGCGGCGGAGGAACTAACGCCGCGTGAATTCCACCGGCTCTGCCTCTGGGTCGTCAGCGAGGCGTCCAAGCATCCGAGCGCGGAATCGCTCGCCGTCGCGGCGACGACGCACTTCGAGCACGCGATCAGCGCCGAAACGGTGACGCACGCGATGGACGTCGCCGAGTGCCCGCAGCCGGAAGCCTGGACCCCGCTGCCCGAGCCGACCGTCGTGCTCGCGAACGAGATCGCGATCCTCCTCAAGAGCCTCGGCACCGACCCGTCGCCGCAGTTCCGCCGCTTGATGGAGACCCTCGCATGAGCACGATCGCCCCGTACGCCTGCCAGAACCGCCCCGCGCCGCGCGACAGGATCGTCGTGCAGAACGGATGGGAAACGATGCTCGCGGACCACGGGCGCATGCAAACGCGCCTGCCCGTCATCGAGATCGTGCCCGTCCAGATGAGCAAGGAATGCGGCTACGCGCGCGGCACGCCCGGCGACGCACGCTGCTCCGGCTGCTCGCGGAGCCACGCGTGACGCGCGCCCCGCAGTTCGGCCGACGCGATCGCGGGCGCGACTCGGCGCTCGACCAGATCCGCATGTTCGCCTTCAAGGGCGATATGCGCCTCGCGACGCGCGTGTTCGTCGACAACCGCATCAGCCGCCGAGAGTTCGACGAGCACGTCGCGCTCGGGCGCCGGCAGCGCGTCGAGCAGGATGCGCTGGTCGCTCAACAAGCAATTTCATCGAAGGAATCGAATAAATGAAGCGCGACGAGATCAGTTTCGAGCTCGACTTGGGGCACGAACTCATCGTGGATAACTTCGCCGGCGGCGGCGGCGCGAGCACGGGCATTGAGATGGCCTTCGGGCGCCCGGTCGATATCGCCATCAACCACGACGGCGAAGCGCTCGCGATGCACGCGGCCAACCACCCGACGACGCGGCACTATCGCGAAGACGTCTTTGCGGTGCACCCGGGCTTCATCACGAACCAGATGCCGATCGGGCTTGCCTGGTTCAGCCCCGATTGCAAGCATCACTCGAAGGCGAAGGGCGGCAAGCCGCGCGACCAGAAGATCCGCGGGCTGGCCTGGATCGCCCTGAAGTGGGGGACCTTCCAGGTGCCGCGCTGCCTCGCGCTCGAAAACGTCGAGGAGTTCCAGGATTGGGGCCCGGTCGACGAGCACGGCCAACCGATCAAGGCCGAGAAAGGCCGCACGTTCCGCGCGTTCGTCGATGCGCTCTCGTCCGGCCTGTCGCCTGAGCACCCGGACGTGCCCGAGATCTTCGAGACGCTCGGCGCCGACTTCCCGATGGAGCGACTCTACGCGGGGCTCGGATACAAGGTCGAATGGCGCGTGCTGCGCGCGTGCGACTTCGGCACGCCGACGATTCGCAAGCGCCTCTATCTGTTCGCGCGCCGCGATGGGCTTCCGATCGTTTGGCCCGCGCCCACGCACGGCGCGCCGAACTCGGACGCCGTCGCGCGCGGCGCGCTCGCGCCGTACCGCACCGCGGCCGAATGCATCGACTGGTCGATCCCGTGCCCCTCGATCTTCGAGCGCGATCGCCCGCTCAAGGATGCGACGCTGCGGCGTATCGCGCGCGGCATCATGAAGTTCGTCGTGAACAGCGCCGACCCTTTCATCGTTCCGATTGCGCACTACAACGGCCGCGACACGGTCCACAGCGGGAGCGAACCATTGCGCACGATCACCGCGTATCCGCGCGGTGGAAGCCTTGCGATGGTCGCGCCGACCTTGATGCACGTCACGCACCAGGGCTCAGACCGCGGCGCGCGCGCCGACGCACCGCTCGCGACCGTCACGGGCGCGAACCGCAGCGAGCAAGCGCTCGTTACTGCATTCCTCGCGCAGCACAACAAGGAACGCGTGGGCGTTAAGGCCGGTCGATCCGCAAAAGCGCCGCTGAGCACGATCACTGCGAGCGGCGGCCAGCAGCAGATCGTCGCCGCAACGCTGATTCAGACGGGATACGGCGAGCGCGCCGGGCAGGCGCCGCGCGCGCCGGGTATCGACAAGCCACTCGGCACCGTCGTCGCGGGCGGCGCGAAGCACGCCCTCGTGTCCGCCTTCCTCGCGAAGCACTACGGCGGTAATGAAACGCCCGGCGCGGACCTCGCATACCCGATGAGCACGGTCACGACGCAGGATCACCACGCGCTCGTCACCGCTCAGATCGTCGGCTGTGGCGGCCGCGCTGGTCAGTCTCGGCCGCGCGACGCGAGCGAGCCCGCTGCCACAATCACCGCGAAGGCCGATTCGGCGATCGCCGTGTCGCACCTCGTGAAGCTGCGCAACAACGGCGGCGCGCAACCGGTCGCCGAGCCGCTCCACACGGTAAGCGCCGGTGGACTGCATCACGCCGAGGTGCGCGCCTTCCTGATCAAGTACTACAGCGAAGGCGGCCAGCATCAGGATCTGCGCGACCCGATGCACACGATCCCGACGAAAGACCGGCTCGGTCTCGTGACGATCCACGGCGAGGACTACGCCATCGTCGATATCGGCATGCGCATGCTCACGCCGCGCGAGCTCGCGCGTGCCCAGGGCTTCCCCGATTCGTACGTGCTCGACCCCGAGCACAACGGCAAGCGCCTTTCCAAGTCGGCTCAGGTCCGCATGATCGGCAACAGCGTCTGCCCGCCGGTCGCCGCCGCAATCATCCGCGCTAATTTCGCGCACGAGTTGCGTGCTGCCGCGGCCGCTTAACCGAATCCCAAGCGCCGCACGTCGCGGCGCAATCACTCAACTAAAGCCGGAGAAACCCCGATGGTATCGACCAACCAACCTAACCGCGACGAATCCAGCACGAGCAGCATGAGCCAGCTTCGTCTCGCCATCATTTGCGTTTTATCAGTGGTCGCCCTGGGCGCACTTTGGGCCCTCATGCCCGTCGCGACTGTTCCGGCCGGCTACGTGGGAGTGATGACCACATTCGGCGCGCCGTCTGAAAAAACATACGCGCCTGGCATCCATTTCCGCATGCCGATCTCGCAGACGATGCACACCGTCTATGTCGGCGTTCACAAGTCCGAATCGGATGTCGCCGGCTCGTCGAAGGATCTCCAGCAGGTCGACATGAAGGTCGCGGTCAACTTCAACATTCTGCCGGCCGCCGCGGCGGCGATTTACGCCAATCTTGGCAGCGACCCGTGGCCGACGATCATGGATCCCGCTGTGCACGACACCGTCAAAGCAGTCGCAGCGCGCTACGAGGCAACCGATCTGATTCAGCGCCGCGATCAGGTCAGCCAGGAAGTGCGCGAGGCCCTGCTGAATCGCTTCAAGAACATCGGCGTCAACGTCAGCGCGGTGAACATCGTCGACTTCCAATTCAGCAAGCAGTTCAACGACGCGATCGAGGCAAAGATCACCGCGCAGCAAAACGCCCTTCGCGTCGAGAACGAGATCGCGCAAACGAAGTGGGAAGCGCAAAAGCGCGTCGTCGAGAGCGAAGCCGCGCTGCAGGTCGCGCAAAACACCGCGAAGGCCAACGACATCCTCGGCCAGTCGCTCGCGGCGAACCCGTCGTTGATCGAGAAGATGAAGATCGAGAAGTGGGACGGCCACTACCCGACCTACATGATGGGCAACGCGATCCCGATGATCCAGGTCGGCGCTACGAAGTAGTCAGCAGCCCTGGACAACCGACGATCGAAGCCTGACGGAACACCGAATGATGAACCTGAACTCGCAGCTCGAGCCCGAGCAGATGGACGAGGTGCTCGACACGATTCTCAAGCGCGTGCCGCTCGAGCAATTCCGCATGGCCGACATCGTCGACAGCGCGGAGCGCTACGGATTCGCGCGCCATGACGGCACCGCAAACCGCATCGTCGACCGCCTCATTTTCCGCGAGCGGCGCTCCGGGCGCCTTCAGATGGTCGCAGGCCTCTGGATCCGCCAACACTGACACCCACCACCATGACCGACAAGACGAAACCCGAATCCGGACCGCTCTACATGCGCGCGATCGCCTGCCCGCACGACATCGAAAGCAAGTCGATCACGCTGCATTTCGATCCCACTCAAGCGGGGCACAACGCGCTCAACCAGCTCGCGCTGCGCCTGTCAACGGCCGAAACCACTATCAAGCAGACGCAGCGCGACCTAGTCAAAGACGCGATCGATAGCGCGATCTCGTTTGGCTACCTGGGCACCAATCCGCCGGCGAGCCTCGACCATTGGCTCGCCCCGTTCTGGCTCAACGGACGCACGGCCGCGATCGGCGATCGGCTGCGCTCCGCGGTGAGCTTCACCGTCGCGCGCCTTAAGGGCACCGCCAAAATGGCCGCGGGCCGGATCACCCTCGCGCCGGGCGACGAGGACGCGGTCGCGCTCGAGCAAGCGCTCGCCCCGTATATCGCCGGCGAAGGGAAAGTGCCCGGGCTCAAGGCAGCACGCGCGTTAGTCGCCGCCATCAAGGATCGGTGGGACTCCGGCGGCGACGATCGGATGCAGCAGCGCGAACTGGCGGGCATCGTCGCCGACGCCATGCTCGACGAAATCGACCAGGCAATCGAAGAGGCGACGCACGCGAACGAATCGACGCCGGAGCGCCACGCCGAGACACCGCTGACAACGCGCCTGAGCGCCGCCGCCGGCATCCTGGCGGGTCACGGGTATAGCGACTGCAGCGCGGCCGTGTTCGAGGCCAGCAAAGCCCTCATGTTGACCCCGCGCGAGGAGGCAACAGCATGATCCTCACCAGCGAACAGGTCGCCAACATCGTGAGCATCAGCCAGGCGCTCGCGTTCACCGAACGGCAGGAATACGTGCAGGTACGCCGGTCGGCGCTCAACGCGGTCTATCGCGACTTCCTGCGCGGCGTGCTCGACGGCAGCGCTGAGCCGATCGAGATCGACGAATCCGAACTTGCGCGACAAGTTTCCGACAGCCTCGCTTCCATCCTCTCGCAGATCGCCGACGCGTTGAAGGGAGGCGCCGGCCACCTTCAGCATCACTCATGGCACGACTTGCCCATGTATGCACGAGCCGCCGCGCGCGACGCGCAGATCGGCCGTGTGGCGCGAACCGCGCTCGAACCATTCGCGCGCATCGGCGCATCCCTCACGTCGGATCGTCCCGACGACACAGCACTCCTGCGCGCGACGCTGCGCGAAGGGGTCGACATCACGCTCACGCGCGGCATGTTCAAGGCCGCCCATGCAGCAACAGCCGTTCAGGTGAAAGCATGAGTCTCACGAAAGCACAAATCGACCGCTCGGGACGCATCGTGTTCCATGACGCCGCGCTGCACGTCTGGGAAGAAGGCGGCAGCGGGGGCCATGACGCCTCCGAGCGCTGGGAGCGGCAATTCAAACACGAGGTGTTCGCGCGAATCATTCAGACGTTAAACCGGCTCGGCTGGACGTGCTCGATGCCGCCGATCAACGAACTCGACGTTAAGCGTTACGGGGGCAATGTCGCGCGTTGGGCAGCTCAACGCCAACGTTTCTGCGTGAAAGGCGATCTCAAGGCCGACTTGTCGCTGACCGGCCGGCACATCGAGTTCGAAATGTTCCAGAGCGTCAACACTCCGACGCGCCCCGATCACGAGGGCCGCTATGAATCCAACAAGGAACAGGCGATGCCCTACCTCCTGCGTTTGGAGATGGAGCGCACGCGGCGCCGCATTCGCGATTATCTCTGCAACGTCTTCACTGGATACACGTTCACGGAGCCCGAGCGCAATCGCGGATTTAACGGCGTAACGGCGCTTGAGTGGATCCAGGCCCATTACGAGGCCTCACGGCATTACGACAAAGCGACGGGGCGCCCGCGCGGCGACGAAGTCGAATACAACCACCGGTCCGCGGAACGCGCACGCGTCGTGCACGGACAACGAGTCTGGTTCGCTGACTACAAGGGCCGTATACAGGCAGGGACCGCCTACTACAACATCAACAACATGTGGTGGGTCGTCACCGACAAATTCGGCTTGCGAAACATCGCAAGCTTCGAACTGTTCACGAAGTGTCCAGATAACCTGCGCGTCAAGCGCAACGGGCGCGACCGTCGAAAGCGTCTCGAAGCCGAGCTCGCGACGGCTGTTTCGACTATGAACTTCGAGCGTGCGTGCACGCTACGCGACATCCTTTTCCAGAAAGAGATGCCCCTCTTTCACGTGTGGCACGACGAGCACGAGATGTACCACTGCGCGGGATTCTGCGGTTACACGCGCGACAGCAGTAAAGCCGGCAAGTTCACGGCCGATGAGTGCAAGGGTTGGAACAGCAAGCCCAATCGCGTGATCCCCATCAATAACGAAGCACGGAACGCCGCATGAACGACATGACGTCTAACGATCGGTCGCTGGCAGCAAAGATCGCCCGGCACCTCCCATCAATCCGCGCGAAGACAGGGAACGCCTTATTCGATGCCGCCACATTCGATGCGTGCAAGCGCATCGAAGAGCTGCTCAGCGAGCACGAGTCGATCAGCGAGCGCCGCGACGCTGTCCCGCCACATGTCCCCACAGGCGCCGGGCTGAAGCAGTCCGGATTCAAGCTGACGGGCAAGTATCCCGACGGCTCCGATTGCCTCATTTTCCGGCCGAAGTACGAAGAGGCAGACGCGGCGAGCAAGGGTTTCGCGACGTTCGAAATCAAGACGCAGTTCGAATTGTCGTGGGATGCGCAGCAGGCGAGCGAGCCGATCTATCAAACGGGCTTCATTGCCGATCAGTGGCGGGACGTTGATCGTGCGGAATATGACCGAGCAAAGGGCCTGCGCGCCGACTTGGCCCGCATCGTCTACGCCGCACCCCAAGCTGCCGCCCCCAAGCAAGAGGCACATAGCGATGACGTTGCTGTGGATCGTTTCGCCTGCGCATTGAAGGACAAGCTCTCGGAGGCGCGCGCGAAAGGACGCGAAGGATGGGAGCAATGCGACCCGACTGAGCTATCGATCATGCTTCGGGAGCACGTCGAAAAAGGCGATCCCCGAGACGTTGCGAATTTCTGCATGTTCCTGTGGTCGCTTGGCAAGTCGATTTCCGACGCAGCGTTGCCGATGGGTTTGCGCGCCGCCCCCAAGCAAGCGGAAGCGCCGACGCGCATCCCGCTGCTGGCCGAGGACCACAAGGGTATGCGCGTCGACTATTCCGGCATGTTCGGGGCCGCGCAGCGCGCGCTGAAGCATGGACATCAGGAGACCGGCACAGCCGAGATGCTGCGCCAGTTCAAAGACCACATGACCGAACTGGGATCGCGCTGGTATGCCGGCGATACCGCAGTCGTCGACGAGCTGTTGCAACTCTATTGCATCGAGAAAGACGCGCGCGATGCACTCCTCGCCGCACCGCAGCCCGCTCAACCCGCCAAGGACTGAACATGAGCACTACCGTTCGAATCGTTGCCGAGGTTGAATTAACCGTCGACACGTGGGGCGATAAAGGGAATACCGACGCCCTCGCCCAACAAGCCGTGCGCGAAGGCATAACCAAGCTGCGCGGTATGAATCGTGACCTGCACCTTATCAAGATCAACGAAGTCAAATTTGTCGTGCACGGCGTTAAATGGGGCACAAGCGAGATAAAGACATGACCGACAAAATCTACTACGGCGGCCGGACAATCGGAGAATTGTGCCGAGTGATCGCCTCGCGTGATACGCCGAACAACGCCGGCGAGGTAATTAGCGACCTGCTCCATGCTGTTAAATCCCAGATCCCGGCCGATTGCGACGTGCGAAAAATCCTGCTGCGTGTCGTGCCAGGCGACGGAAGCGGACAGGAGGTCTATGCGCGTAACGTGCCCGACGTCGAGCAGCTGCTATCTGAAATGGGCGAGCGGCTCGATGCTGTTGAGGGGGCAGATGAAAAGCCCTTGGCGACGTGGGATGACGGCGTTGGACTGCTGTGGGACGTGTATGACGGTCGCGGGAAGTGGTTCAAGCGGGTCGTGAGCCCGATTGGATGGGACGCCCACGCCGTTCATCTGCATATGTGCAATGCCAGATACGCCTCGCACATCGATGTTCGACTTGTTTCGAGTTTGACCAACGCAAGCCCTGATATACCGGCCGAGTGCGCCGCTGTTGAGGGGGAGCGGGGGGCAGATGCAACGGGGCCGGCCGACGCCGTGCTCGTATCGCGCGCGGACCTGCTTGCCATCTACGCCGCGATGAACCATCTGGGCGATACGCTGAACGACATGGATGCGGTCGAGGACGATGACGAGGCCGCAACCGATGCAGGATTCAGCGCGATCCGCCGCGCGCTCGGCGAAAGCGTTGACACAGACGCCGCTCCCGTCGCCCCCGTAGTGGCGGAAGATGCGCAGGCGGCCGACCTCAATAATCTGCTTGAGGCCGCTGCGGTCGAGATGGAACAGAACTGGGGCATGCGGGAGGATGCGCGCGTCATTCGCGGCATGAAGCCCGGCTATCCGCCTTCGCGCAAACAAGCTACTGGCGCCCCCGTAGTGGCGAGTGCAGCGCCCAGCGACGCCGACGCGACGTTCATCGCGGACTACGTGCTCACCAAGCTGAACAGGAAGGGATGTCCCGGTCAGTGGGGAGACTACGCGTATGAGTCGATTATTGCGGGCGCCCATATTCGCCAGCATGCAAAATCCGTCGCCGCTTCAACCGTCGCCCCCGCTGCGCCGAGCGAGCCCGAGGAAACCGATATGGTCGATCAGTCTGCATGCGAGCGTGGCGCATTCGAGGCATGGGCTGTTACGCGATACGCCGGTTTGGAATTTCTCCTGACTCGAGAAAAGGACGGCTATGCGTGGCCCGGGACAAATTCTCATTGGGACGGCTGGCAGGCCCGCGCCGCCCTATCTACGGAAGCGCCCACCTGCCCAACCTGCAATGCAACAGGCACCGATACGCCTTGCGCGCCGTTACCGGATCACGTCTACGAACACATGAGCGACGCAGCCAAAAATCGAACCAGCCGCGAGAATGTCGTGGACGTGCTTCATGCACTCGTGTCGGCTGAACTGCGTGCTGCGCCGAGCGAGCCCGCTGCCGCTGTGGGGCTGACGAGCGATCAGAAAGAGGCGTGGTACGTCGAATGGCCCGGCGAAGCCGAACAGACTTGGCATCGCGTATTCATCAACGAGGCCGACGCATTGCAGTGCGCGGCGAATCACGACGGCGCAGTAGTCACGCACATCCTCGCCGCTCAACCTGCGAGCGTTACGCCTAAGCGCGGCTTCGATGCGCCGGTTAAAAGCGTCGGGACAGACGGCGACTACATCATCATCACGGCCAAGAATCGAGACGCCGCGAAGCTCGTCCGGGCACAGATGGACCGTATGCTCGCCATCGACCGCGCCGCCGGGGGTGAATCGTGAAAGACTTCAATGAACGCATGCTGCGTGAGGCCGAGAGTGATCTGCGTGCGGCCGAGCGCAGATATCAAGATGCCGCGCTAGAACTCAAGAAAGCCTCCCGCTACTTGCTTCATAAGCAGGAGGTTTACCACACGCTGAAGGATGCGGCAGACCGCGCCGCCGGGGAGCCGACATGACCACTCAACGGAACCTGTTGCGATGCCCGTTCTGCGGGTCCGAGCAAACGATCGAAGAACATCCGCCACACCCGCACCACTGGTCCGACCTGCCGCCACATCCAGGCAGCTTCACGATCGCATGTCCTGGCTGTGAGTGCGGAATGATCCATTCGACGCTCGACGGTCTTACCGCGGCGTGGAACCGGCGCGCCTCCCCTGAAGCCGATGATGTGGCGAGCGATACCCCGCGCTACGCCGAATGGCTCCATCTGCGCGCGCACGGTCAGTGGCGCGACGGCGTGCCGGAATGGGCGCGCGATCACTCTGGCCGCATGAATGACTTCACCGCGGCCTCGGCCGTCATCGAGGAACTTGCTGCCGTCGCGCGCGCTCGACAGACAAACACGCAGATCGAGGTCGACGACGGCTCGTGCGACAAGGCCGAAGCAGGATGGCAATGCCAGCGCAAGAGTGGACACGAGGGCCCGTGCGCGGCCTTTCCGAACCAACACATGGACTAGTGAACAAGCATGGCCGAAACCAGCAAAATCGAATGGACTGACGCGACCTTCAATCCGTGGATCGGATGCACGAAGGTCTCGCCCGCGTGCGACCACTGCTACGCGGAAGTCAGCACGCCGGCGCGCGCGCTCGGGGTCACATGGGGTGCCCGCGCTGAACGTCGCCACACGTCGGCGGCATCATGGAAGCAACCGGAGAAGTGGAACCGCCAGCATGAGGCGTTCTTCGCCGAGCACGGGCGCCGGCGGCGCGTCTTCTGTGCTTCGCTCGCCGACGTATTTGACAACGCCGTCGATCCGCAGTGGCGCGCCGACTTGTTCGTGCTCATCCGCGACACGCCTAACCTCGATTGGCTGCTGCTGACGAAGCGCATCGGCAACGTTCCGATGATGGTGTCGCAGATCCCGGGATGGCTGCCCGAAAACGTCTGGCTCGGCGCGACGATATGCAATCAGGAAGAGGCCGATCGCGACATCCCGAAGCTGATCGCGACGCCGGCGCCCGTGCGCTTCCTTTCGATCGAGCCGATGCTCGGGGCCATCGATCTTCTGAAATGGCTTGATCCGTATACCTGCGCAGACTGCAGTTTCCACGGAAGCTATAACGACGCCGGCCCGGATGGATGCGGATCGTGCGGCGAGCCATTCGGGGCCGCAGATCGCTGCAGCGCATGCGGTGCAGACGATCAATCTGCAAAGCCCTCGTGCCCGAAGTGCGGGAGCCATCGATCCTTCGAGAGCGACGCAGGCTACATCTTCGACAGCGAGAAGAAGCTGATCGATTGGGTCATCGTCGGCGGTGAGAGCGGCGCGCACGCGCGGCCTATGCATCGCGATTGGGCCCGCGCGCTGCGCGACCAATGCGCGGCGGCCGGCGTTCCGTTCCTGTTCAAGCAATGGGGCGAGTGGATGCCCGCCGAGCGCGACGGTGACACCTTGACCCTATCGTTCGCCGAGGGAGCCCCCACAGGCCCGCAAAACCCCGCGTGGCACACGTTCGACGACGGCGCCATGAGCGCGCGCGTCGGCAAGATCGCGGCCGGCCGTTTGCTCGATGGTGTGACGCACGATGGATTTCCGCATCCCGATCTGTCCGTCGACTCGGTGCTGCCATGACCGTCTACGTCGACGACATGCGCGCGAAGTTCGGCCGCATGATCATGTGCCACATGATCGCCGACACGGACGCCGAGCTGCACGCGATGGCCGCGCAGATCGGCGTCGCTCGCCGGTGGTGGCAGTCGCCAGAGAAGACCAGCGGCAGCCACTACGACATCGCGTTGTCGAAGCGCGCGGCCGCGATCGCCGCGGGTGCCGTCGAGATCACGTGGCGCCAATGTGGCGCCATGAACGCGCGGCGCCGCGCGACCGGCTTGCTCGGGAGCCCGGCCAATGCTGAGGAATGGTTGCGCACGCGCCGAGCGCCGGTTTCATCGGCTGAGGCGTGACGACACGATGGACGTGCGGCGACGTGCCGCCTTCGATATCGGACCTCACCATGAAATATCTTCGCTACGCCGGCGCGACGCTGCTCAATCTGATTTTCACGGGACTCGCGTGCCTCCTCGCGCCGGGGCTCGCGTTGTTCGTGCAGTCGAACGGCTATCTCCCGAATTGGCTCGTATGGTTCGAGACGGAAGACGCACCGATCGACGCCGGCTGGCAAGGCCTCTATTTCGTCGTGCCGACCACGCTGACGCGCTGGCAGTCGATCCTGAACGCCACCGGCTGGTACTACAGCGGCACGGGCACGCCGACGGGCTTCAACCTGTATGTGCTGCGCGTACGCTGGCTGTGGCGCAACCCGGCATATGGCTTTTGCTATTGGCCGCTCGGCATCGCGTACGACCCGACGGAGTGGGTGATCGACACGCTCGAGCACGACGGCGCGACGCTCACCCTGCTGAAGGCGCACACGATCGACGGCCGCTATTTCGCGTATACAGACGCGGCCGGCGCGAAGTATGGTTACAAGCTGTGGTGGGCATTCGACGCGAACTTCAACCTGCCGGCGACCATGCCGCTGACCAAGGGCACCGATAATCGGCTGCCGATCTGCTTTACCCCGCATCTATAGGACCGCAATGAAGACGATCAGCGATCGCATGATCACCGCGCTCGAGCTCGTGCGCGGGGGCTGCACTGGATACCGCGCCGCGCGCCTGGCCGGGCTCACGCCCCAGGCGATGTACAAGAATCCGGATTATCGGACGATCGCGGCCGCGCGGCGCGCCGCCGGCATCCGCATCAAGCGGATCTATCCGCCTCGCGCGCGCAAGACCGCTGCAGCATAAAAAAAAGCCCCGAAATTCGGGGCTTTAATCCTTCGACCGGGGAAGCCGTAGGAGACCAATGCAAAACTACTGCGGTATGGACCCGATAGGATCAGACACAGACCGCAGCACTCGTGCTGACGGGGGGCGTCTCCCGACGCTGCCAACTGGTGGACTGCGATGCAAGCGCAGTTCGATGAGGGTGACCTCGGGTGTGCGTTCCAACTGCACACCAGCCGTGCTCCGACGTTTCGCACATGGCTATTTCGTCTGCGTCTACCAACTTCAGTCTCGGCCAGCGATCGGGACTCGAACCCGCACACCGGAGGTCACATTTTTGAAGCCGCCGTACCTTCCACCCTCACAGCAGAGCCCGGATCCCGCCTACCGATGCGGCCACACCATCGACGTTCGCCTCGGCGCCGCGCGCGCGACGTTCTCGGCAGACTCTGCTGTCAGGGCGCGAGGCCCCTTGTCGCCCTAGCAGCAGCCGACGGGATTTGAACCCGTGCCACACGGCGCCGCGTGCCTGGAATTCCAGTCTCCCCCTCGACGGGGTGCTCTACCTGACTGAGCTACGGCTGCTGCTAGGGTGCGGCCCCTCACCCTCTGGTCTGGACTCTATCTCCGACGCTCCAGCGAACGAGCGGGTCCTTAGAGAACGTCAGCGAGCAAATCCAGACCAGAGGGTTTGAGCAGCCGAGGCGCGGTTTGCGCGCGGACACAAAGGGATATCGCCCCGGCCACCCAACCATTGCGCAACCACCGCGAAGCGCTCGCCGAGAGACGAGCATGCTTGGGCGTTAGTTGCAATTCATGCACATTCTTCGATGGGTAAATGAGGGGTCGGGGTAGCGGCCCCGACCCTCCACCCAGCCGATGTTATGGCTGGCACCGCACCGAAGCACAACAAGGAACCGCTGGCCGCCAGGGATGGACTTGAACCACCAACCTTCCCCTCTCTGGAGAGAGAACGCTCTACCGCTTGAGCTACCCAGCGAAACTGGTGTCGCGTGTGGGATTCGAACCCGACCTACGCACCTTGAAAGGATGCTGACCTCAACCAGAAGTCCAACGCGACATACCGCTTACTGCACCTGATATGCACACACATCGCATGCGCATATCGGGTACAGCGCCGGTGTACGTCACCGGCCCCGAGCAACCACTGTTACACCCGTATTTCTGAACACTCGCAACCGTCGTTGCTCCGCGCAGTTCCCTAACTTTTAGGTCACCGGTTCAGGGAGGTTGCGCCACCCATCAGTTTGGTTGCAGGGGCTGGACTCGAACCAGCGATCTACGGGTTATGAGCCCATCGGGATGACCAACTTCCCCACCCTGCCAAATCGTTGGCCCTACGGGGCCAGCGGACGATTATTTCGAGGCGCTGCTAGCGGCCGGTCATGGCCTCTTCGATTCCTCGGCGCTTGAGGGGCACCCCTGAGTCCCGACCGGGGGCCAAGCACTCGATCCAACCGAGCGGGAAGCACTAATACTGGAGCGGGCTGCGAGAATCGAACTCGCCTATTACCAGCTTGGGAAGCTGGCGCCTAACCGATCGGCCAAGCCCGCGTATATCCACACTGCTACACAGCTATACACATTGCAGACAACTCATCCGCCATGCAATGCAGCCATCATAGACAATTCTGCGTAAAACGCAATTCAAATCTTCTTAAAACGAAGACGCCCGCGCGTGCGAGCGCCTTCCCTTCACCGCTTTACTGCGCCGTCGCGTCGGCAGCGGTCTCGTCGGCGGCCGCGGCCGCGTCCGTCGTTGCATCCGAGGTTGAGGCGGCGCTATCCGTCGACGCATCCGTGGCGGTCGACGCATCGGCCGACGACGCGTCCGTTGCATCGGCGCTCGAATCGGTACCAGCAGCCGGCGCCGTCGTGGCATCCGTCGACGACGCGGTATCGGCGGTCGAGGCCGTGCTCGTTGCATCCGTCGACGTGCTCGCCGCCGTGGTCGAAGCGTCCGTGCTCGACGCGGTCGACGTGTCGGCCGCCACCGGGTCCAGTTCGATCGAAGCCGGCGTGCCAGCGGTCACCGTGACGTTGATCGACGCCGACAGTTCGTCTGCCGCGTCCGACACCGTAACGACAGCCGAACCGATCTTGCCCGGCGCGATCGCGACCGTCGAACCATCGGCCGACAGCGTCGCGGTAACCACCGTCGAATCCGACACCGACACCGTCAGCTCGCCCGTTGCCGCCGCGACGTTGCCGGCCTTGTCCTTCAGGACCACCGAATACTGTTGCGCTTGTGCGTCGTCTTTGAGTTGCAGATCCATCGTCGTACCCCTTAAAAGGTTGCCGTCAGGCAGGTTGAATTGAAACGCCAACGAGGCGGGAGATGCTTGCGAGCCGTCGCCGCGACGCGCGATAAACCGGAACAGAGCCCGGAGCCATGCAAGAGGCGACCACGACACGCTCGACATTCCCTACCCCGCAAAATTGATCAGTTGCCCAGTCTTTCCCGGTGTCCGATGCGCCCCGCCGCACACGCTTGCGCGTGTCGAATCCCGGAGGGCCTAGCCGCCCGTGCCGCGTACGCATCTGCCGGCGTTACTGCCGCCACTGCCGGCTTGGCGGCCGTCACGCATCAAGCAGGTACGTTCTCAGCCTTGATACGCTTGCTGAAGCGCGGTACGGGCTTCGCTTTCACGAGCACCGAGGCCGGCGCCACGAACGATTCACGGGTGCTGGGCTTTTGCCGCACACGTTCCTCGACCGGCATGCGCTTGATCGTCACAAGCCCGGGGACCTGCACCGATCCGAAATCCTTGATGTGATTGGCCGAGACCTCCTCGAGCGCTTTCAGCGCGCGGGAAACCTGCGCGGCGGTAAGCGACGAGGCCGCAGCGACGGCGGCGACAAATTCTTTCTTCCTCACTTCCATCCTCTCCGTAAGTACGAACACGAGACCCGATAAAACCGAGTCTCTTGTCACGACCGACCGAGAGATTCGTTCCGGCCATTGCTGCACCGAACGCAGGAAGGATTCTATCCCCATTCCTCGAAAATATGCGTTTAACGCAGAATTTATTTTCGATTAAGGAAGAATTCAGAAACCAGAGATCTTGACCGGGCGGATCGGCGCGGCGTCGCGCTCCGTCTTTTCCGGCCGGCGCCGTTCGCGCACGAGAATTTCGTGGGGGACCTCAGGCGTGACGCACGGGTTCTTCACGCACACGAGCAATTGGCCGAGTTCGCCGCAGTCGGCGCCGCAGCAGCAGAGCAGCTCCGCCCCGCCGGCCGCGCGCTGCCCGCACTCGGCGCATCGAACCTCAATCACGACGCCCTTGGCAACTTGCTCGAGCACGCGGCCGAAGCAGTATCGACAGCAATGATCGGCAAGACGCCATCCGCTCGCGCCCCGCGATTTGCGCAAAGGCTTGCCGTCGGCAGGCTGCTCGTCGGACGGATCATCTGCTCCGAACAGGTCGAACTGGACGAGCATCGCTATGCCTCCAGCGGAATCAGAACCGGCGGCCGTGACCAGGCGACGCCCCGCTCATGACCGCGGCGAAGCATCGTCAATGCGAGCTCGATGCGATCGACGACCGGGTCCGGGTGAACTTGAACGACAGCGCGCGACCAGGTCACGTACGTCACAGACGAGAAGAAGAGGCCCGACCACTTGCGAGGCTTCGCACCCTTCGCGTTTGCGCCGGAGACAACCTCCTTCTCGCGGTTGAAACACGAGACGCAAATCGTGCCGCCGCGCACGAGACGCATGCGGCCGACGAGCCGCGACCCTTGCGTGCGGCCGTCGCGCCGGCAGCGCACGCACGCCGGCCGATAGACGATCGATGAAGACGGTGGGCTCGCCGCGGGCGGAGCATCGACTCCCGCATGCGTGGCACCGACCGAGCACCCGATGCATCGCTGCAGGCGCCCTTGCTTAACAGAGTGCGGCGCGTCGGTGAAATTTCGCGCGCATGCATTCACACTCATCGTCCCATAGTGCGCGCACGCGAAGTACTTGCCAGGCGCGCCCTCTTGCTCGAAATACGTCACGGGGAAATCGGGTTTCGCTGCCATAGGACACCGTCGTCGAAGAGGTAGGTCAGTGCAATAGGGCTGAGCGCGGCCGGTCCTCCACTACGCGGAACCGGACGCCGAGCACACGCGCGGCGCGAAAAAATATTTCGATCGCCTCTTCCTCGTCGCATTCGAACTCGGCCGCATACACGGCAAAGTCCCACGAATCGTCGGCATTGATCGCAGCGATCGCGCGCCGCACGCGCCAATCGGTATGTATCGGTATCGCTTGGGCACTCATGTCGCGGAATATTCCTCGATAAGCCAACCACCGCCATCAGCCTTTGTCTGCTTGATGACCTTTTTCATACGGAATACGGGCAGTACTTCACCGCACAGCTTTAATTTCAATTGGCCTTTGTCCGTCGTGCGGCCGCCCTTCGTTTCATGGATCTCGAGAACCATGTCGAAAGGAAGCACGAGCCAATCGACCTCGTAAAACGTGTTGTTTGCGAGGCGCACGTTGAACGGGTGGAATTTCCAGAACAGGACTTTGCCGATGCGCTTCTGTTCCTCGAGGAAATCCGCGTACTGCCCTTCGGTCTTGTTCATCGTGCCTTTCGGCAAGCGGCCCAGCGCCTGGAATGCCTGGTTCGCTGCGTGCGCACGCAAGACCTTTGCATCGGCAGCGGAGAGCGCAGGCGCGACCGCAGCGGGCGCGGGACCTTGTGCGCGACGTGGCGCCTCACGCTTCCGCAAATGCTCGGCGTATTGCTCGGGTGTCATGCGCACGCTATTCGTCATGCTTCAGGCCTCACCGCTCGACGCGGATGCGCGAGCGGCGAGCGCACGCTCGGCGTCGAGCACGAGTTTCGCAGCGACCGGCTCGCCCCGCGCTTTGCGCTCGAGCGCGCGCTGAGCCCACGCGAGCCCCGGAACCGACGTCTGCTGAAGGTGCGTCCGCGCGAGCGACGCGAGGCGAGCCTTCGCCGACTCTGTGTCCGTCACCGCGGTGCCGGGCGCAACGAGCGCCGGCGCGCGCTCTGGAACGGGCGGCACGATTCCCTGCGCGAGCACGGCCTCGAGCGCGGCGGCGAAGACGGGGCGCAACCATTCGCGCGACTTTGAAAGTATGTCGTATTCGCCCACGCGCACGGCGGCCCAAAACACGCATGCGTCGGTCCACCGGTCCTCCCCTCGCCTGCGCCGCTCCATCTGCACAACGGCTTCAGAGAGCGCGCGATCGGCGTCGATCGCCGGCGGCAGGCAAACGCGCAAGAAGTCCGCCCACGACGGGGGATGCTTCAGCTTCTCGACCGCCGCCATGCCGCGGCGAATCTGTCCGATGGTCAATCCGTTCGCACGGATCCGCTCTGCCCAAACGAGCTTCGCGCTTGCGATGCCCGTGTCGACGCCGTCGACCACGTCGCCCGAGAGAAATTGATCGCCGAAGCGTCGCCCCCAGATTCCATGCAGATGCAGGAACACCCGATCGATGCCCGTATCGGCGCCGCTCGGCGCGCGCTCAGTTGACGAAGCGAGCGTCAGCGTCGATGGTCTTGCCGTCATCGCGTGCTCCTACGGAATGAGGGGATGCCGAACCTACGATCGAGCGCGAAGAAGCAAAGCGCGTGTCGTCGCGCGCGGCCGGCGCCGAGGCGACCGGCACAGGCCACGCATCAGCAAAGTGCCGAGAGGGTCCAAAGAACGTCTTAGCCTGCTTCACGTACTCGGTGCCGAGCTTCCCTGTTTTGTCGCAGAACACCGCGTAGCGCTGCACGCCCTCGAGCATTTGCGCAGCGGTGTCGCCAGCAGCAATGCGCGCCTTCCAAGCCTTCAGCGCGTCGGCCTTCGAATTTCCACCGCCCCGACTCGGATAAAGCGCCCAGGCCTGCTCGAAATCATCGTCAGGCTGCGCAGCAGCCGATATAGATTTAGATCTGCGTTTTTTATCTGTGTTTACATCTGTCTTGTGATTGGGCGATTTCGCACCATCGACGGTGCGCTTTCGCCCCATGGATGGTGCGATTCCGCCCGATGCATTGGGCGAATTTGCACCATGCGCTGCGACGGGGGTTTCGGGCTGTGCAAGGTGCTTCGACTCATCATCGAACGCATACCAGTTGACTCGATCCCAACTGTCCTCAGCGAGCGTGCGCGCGAGCAAAACACCTTCGTCGACGAGCTTGCGAAGGATGCGTTTCACCTGATCGGCACTTAGGTATGGGAACAGCAGCGAGAACGCGCGAGCACTGTTGAACGTCCAGGTCCGGCCCTGGTGCTGGTGCTTCCCGTTCGCCTTGTTGTGCAAGATCCAGAATCGAAGATTCTGAAGAATGACAGCGGCGTTCACGCCATATCGAACGGCGTCGTCGACCTCGAAATGGTGCGTCGTCATGCGCCCCCCGCGCAAGCGGTGCGGCGCGCGGACTTGCAATCTGCACAGTTCACAAAAAATTGCAGAACACGTTCTGCTTGGCAGGCAACTTTCGGGATATAATTCACGCTAACTCGATGTAGTGGTTTGCAAAAAGAAGGCCCCGGCGTTCGCGCACCGGGGCCTTTTTGTTTTTTGTAATCAACAGGTTAATCATCAGACCGATCGGCTCGACAAGGCAGTCAGCACCGAAGAAATACGTCTGTTCGAAACCGGGCGAAACGCACTCTTTTTTTCCGATTTTGGTCATTTTTTGGTGCTTAGAACGACCAAAAAGCAAAAGACATCTGCCTAACCGAACGAACTCTTTGCCATCACGAGCAAAAATGCGTATCGTGCAACCCTAAAGAACGATTACGACAGAATCTCTGCTTTCTTCGTATAAGCAGACGATTTCGAAGGGCAGAAATCTGCGTATCGCTCAGGATAAAAGATATGAAGTTCGGTAATGTCCGGCGCAAAAAACTTGGCGAGCGCGGCCGCGAGGTCGCGTGACGCGTTGTGCAAACCGCGTTCGATGCGCGACAGATTCCCCGTGAACGTGCCTACGGCGGCCGCAACCTCCTTGAGGCTGAGGTCCCGAGCCTCGCGAGCTTTGCGAAGCGGGCTGAGATTGGCTGCGGTCATACCTATCTGCTTTTATCGAAGAAAATTTCCAGTAATTGTGCGTGAAGGGCAGATTTTGCGCAATGGCAAGCATGCGTCATGAGAAAACCGCAGATCCGACGGAACCAAGTCAGCAGTCCGAATACATTGAATGATCAGGGAGTACCCACACGTGTCCTTAGCTGAAATCGGCGCACAGATCCGCCGCTACCGACTCGAACGCGGCCTGACATTGATGGAAGTACAGGCACTTACGGGAATCAGCAACTCCAGCCTGTCGAAGATTGAGACGGGCAAACAGGGCGTGCCGCAGCCCAAGTTGGAGGCTCTCGCGACGGCATTGCAGGTGCGTGTCGCAGATTTTTTTCTTCCAACAAGTACAAATTCACTTCAAAGCAAGTCCGTTGCGGTGCATAATTCTGCACTCGACGCAACGGACACAACTACATCGCCCGCGTCGGACAAAGAAGAAATTACCGACTTAAAGTGGGACGATAACGTGGCGATTGGAACGCTAGAAGTAAGACCAGATGCAGCCCGGGGGGGCGTGACCGTTTCAGTCAGCGCCCGAGAGAAGATTCTGTTTCAAGGGTCCTTGATCCGCGAGACCGGTGTCGATCCTGAAAACCTTGTTTCGTTCAAGTTGCGCGACAGCGCAATGGGGCCGCGTTTGTGCCAAAACGACAGCATTGTTGCGGATCGCGCAGATACGGAAATTCCAGACGATGGCGGCGTGTTTCTCGTCGTGATCGACGACAAAGCATGCGTGCGCCGGCTGCATCACTACATCAACAAGGGCATTCGCATCACCACGGACAGCGGCAAGGTCCCCGAGATGACGCTCGACTACCGCCAGTCGCAGGCGCTGGTCATTGTAGGCCGCGTAAAGGGATTCCAAGGCATCGGCGGTTTCTAAGCGGGCACGAGCAGGCCCCTTCCTCCCTCCAGCAAAGCCCGGACGCGTCGCGCCGGGTTTTTTTTCGCCTAAATTTCTTCCTTTATCGAAAACTGCGCTTGATGGAGTTTCCGTATTCGCATAGTGTTCTGCCACCAGCGCAGAATACTGGACGGACACGGACCCGCTCAAGTGACACTTACCACGACACGCATCATCGAAGTACGCGCTTCGTCCTGGGGACGACTCTTTGATTGCGCGTATGCATGGGAAGGCGAGCACCTTCTCAATCTCAAACGCCCTTCGGGCATCCGAGCAAGCCTCGGCACTGCAGTCCACGCCAGCACCGCCGTATTCGACCAGAGCCGTATTGACGGGACGGGGATCACCGCGAGCGACGCGGCCGACGTATTCGTCGCCACGCTTCACAACCCGGGCGGCGACGTCGACTACAAGCAGGACCGCAGCATCACCATGCGCGAGGCCGAGCAGATCGGCCTGACCCTGCACGCGAAATATTGCGCGGAGATCAGCCCGCAATTCGAATTCGTCGCGGTCGAGATGAAGATGGAGCCGGTCGACATCGACTGCGGCGACGGAATCACGCTGCGCCTAAAAGGCACGATGGACCGAGCGCGCGTGGCGCGAGGTGGCGCCGGCGGCGTGATCATCCCCGACATCAAGACTGGATCGCGGCTCATCGATGCCGACGGCAACGTGCTGATCAAGGGACGCAGTCCTCAGCTCGGCGCGTACGCGATCATGTTCGAGCAGAACACGCGCACCCCGACTGAGGGGTCACAGATCATCGCCCTTCAGACGACAGCGAGCGCGCGCACGGGCGTGAGCAAGACGTTCGACGCCAAGCGCCCAATGCTCGGCACCTCATACGAAGACGGCCTGATTGCCCATGCCGTCCAGTTCCTCAAGTCGGGCATGTTCCCGCCCAACCCAAGCAGTCCTCTGTGTGACCCCCGCTTTTGCGGCCGGTGGGATTCGTGCATCTACCGCGACGCGTAACCGACCTACCCTTTCACTGGAATCCCGAGACTATGGCAACGACGTCCCTAACCGCACTTCGCGAAAACAACGCGCCGACTGAAAAGAAGTCGTCGCCGCAGCAGACCCTGAGTGACTTCTTCCAGAAACACAAGGCGCAGCTCGAAATGGCGCTGCCGACGCATCTCAAACCCGACCGCATGATGCGATTGGCGCTGACGCAATTCAGCCAAAACGCCGAGCTCGCCAAATGCGACATCCGGACGATTTTCGCGAGCGTGATCGTGGCCGCGCAACTCGGGCTTGAGATCGGCATCACGGGCCAAGGCTACCTCGTGCCCTACAAGGGCAAGTGCACGTTCGTGCCAGGTTGGCAGGGTCTCGTCGACCTCGTAGCACGCGCCGGGCGCGCGGTGGTCTACACAGGCGTCATTTACAGCGACCAGAAGTACACGTTCACCGATGGCGCGCGGCGCGACCTCGTGATCCACAACGAGACATCACTCGACGATCCGCTCGACATCACGCACGCCTATGCGATCGGATGGATTAAGGGCGCCGATATCCCCGTCGTCGAACTCTGGCCCATTAGCAAAATCGCGCGCCACCGCGACAAGGTCAACAAGGTCGGGCAGAAGCACTACAGCTTTAACAACTGGGAGATGTACGCGCGCAAAGTGCCACTCCTACAAGTCATCAAGTACGTACCGAAGTCGGTCGAACTCTCGAACGCGATCGCGCTGGACGCAGCCAGCGAAGACGGAAAAAACTTCACGATCGACGGCGACGGCCTCATTGCACCGATCAGCGACCTGAACACCCCCGACGTCGACGATGGACAGCACGGTGCTGAAAACGATACGCAGCGTGTCGAAAGCGCTCAGGAACCAGCTCAGACCACCACTATCGCTACGGCAGCCGCGCCATCGCACGCGAACTCAGCCCAAGCGGAGCCCGAGCAAGACCCCGCAGAGCGCGAGGCCGACAAGATCGAGCAGCAGCTGCGCAACGCAACGAGCGAAGACACGCTGGACATTGCCGCCGATCTGATCTCGTCGACGCCGAAGCATCGGCACAAAGCGCTCAACGCACTTTTTCGCGAGCGCCGCGCCGCCCTCCAAGAAGGCGCGCAGAGCTCGAAGCAAGCGACCCTCATTCAGATGGACTGACGCGGAGCGGCGCGCGAGCGCCGCTCCCCTCCCCCAACAGGAGCCAACGTGAAAATCACCAGCATCAGCATTCGCAACATCCTCGGCGCGCGCCGCATCGATATCGCTCCGGCGCGCCCTATCACCTTATTCGCGGGATTCAACGGCGCCGCGAAGTCATCAATCCAGGAAGCCGTGCGCATGGCCTTCACGGGCGAGACGTTGCGCGTGAACCTGAAGAAGTTCTATCCGACTCTGGTCACAGAGGGAGCTAAGGCAGGGACTGTGAGCGTCGCTACGGACATCGGAGAAGCGTCGTTTTCGCTCCCGGCCGGCACGAACGCCATGACCGGAGACCTGTCGCTCGGGCTTCCCGAGGCGCTCCCCTACGTTCTCAACGCGCAGGGCTTCGCGCGCTTGACCGACGACGAGCGGCGCACTTTCCTGTTTTCCCTCACCGATTGCGGCGTCACCGAGGACCGGCTGCGCACGATGCTGCTCGAGGCCAAGTGCGACGCCGTCTTCGTCGAGGAAACGCTGCCCCTGCTCAAGTCGATCACGGGCTTTCCCGCGGCCGCGAAGTTCGCGACGGTCAAGGTGACCGAAGCGCGCGGCGCATGGCGCGAAGTCACGGGCGAAACGTACGGCTCGAAGAAGGCTGAAGGTTGGCAGGCCGAGAAGCCCGAAGTCGATGCCGAAGCGATCGCGCAGGCCGAGGCGAAGCGTGATGCATGCGAGAAGCAAGTGCACACGACGCAGGAAATCATCGGCAGCCTTAAGGCTAAGGCCGAAGCGTACGAGTCCGAAACCCGAGAACGCGCCGCGGCCCGCGAGTTGGGCGAAAAAGTGCCGCGGCTTTTCTCGCAACTGATGGCCGATCGCCAGACGCTCGCCGAGGTTCAACAGCAGGTCGACGCGCTCAAGGCAAAGGCCGGAAGCGGGCCGCGAGTCGGGCTCGAACACGACCTGGCGCGCGGCATCGAATATGCCCTGGATGCCCTCGAAGGAACGAAGACGGAAAGTCTCGTCGAAATCTGCGCGCAGCTACAGCCGTCCTTCGATCGGTACGTCGACAAGTACGGCTTGCCGAGCAGCACAGGCGACGACGAGGCGCGCGCGAAGCTCGCGGAGTTCACCAAGGCACTCGAGATGGCGACCAACGCTCAAACGAACACCGAGCGTTCGTTGCGCTCCGCCGAGATCGCCCGCGAGAAAGCAGCGCAACCGTCGAGCAGCGAACAGGTCACGCAAGCCGACATCAACGTTGCGCAGGAATCGCTCGAGCTTCATCTCGCCGAGTATCGCGAGGCAGACGAGAACTACATCACCCTTCAACAGCAAAAGACGAAGGCAGACGAGGCAGACGACAAGTCCACGCGCGCCGCCAAGCATCACACCGCTGTGCTCGAGTGGGGGAAGCTCGCCGAGCAGCTCGGACCCGAAGGCGTGCCCGCGCAGCTGCTCGCGAAAGCGCTTAGGCCAATCAATAGCGCCCTTCGCAAATCCGCGATGGACACGAACTGGCCGCAGGCGACGATCCATACGGACATGACCATCACCGGCGACAGTCGTGCTTATAGCCTGCTTTGTGAGTCGGAGAAGTGGCGCATCGACGCGATGCTCGCCGAAGCGATCGCATCGATTTCGGGCCTCGGGATTTTGATCCTGGACCGCGTCGATGTGCTCGACGCGAAGTCGCGCGTCGCCCTCCTCCTCTGGCTCGCGAAGCGAGCGAACGATGGCGCCATCAACACGGCCCTCCTCTTCGCCACCCTCAAGCAACCCGCGCTTGGAATGCCCGAGCAGATCGCGTGCGAGTGGGTGCATGAGGGCGAACTCGCCGACGTCGACCAGATCGCCGAACTGTTCCCGGCCATTAGCGACCAGATCGCGAATTCGAACTCGTATCGCAACGCGGCGTAGCTGAACACATGCGGGGGCACTCCCCCGCTTCTCACGGAGCAAACGTTTTGAGCCTCAATCGCTGCACATTCATTGGAAACCTCGGCGCTGATCCCGAGGTTCGATACATGCAGAGTGGCGAAGCGATCGCCACGTTTCGAATCGGCGTCACGGATCGCTACAAGGACAAGCAGTCTGGCGACCAGAAGGAAATCACCGAATGGATCCGCTGCCAGGTGTTCGGACGCTATGGCGAGATCGCCGGCGAGCACCTGAAGAAGGGACAACAGGTGTATGTCGAAGGCAAGTGGCGCACGCGCAAGTGGCAAGACCAGTCCGGCAAGGACATCTATTCGACCGAGCTTCGCGTCGATAGCTTTCAGATGCTCGGGGGCGCTCGAAGCTCCGGTGGGGCAAACGACGATCGCGAGGAGCGCTCGAACAACCCGGCGCCGCCCCGCGGCGGCAAGCCCAAGTCGAGCGGATATGGCGACATTCCTGACGACGACATCCCGTTCATGCGGCCCGCTGCTGTCGACGGCATTCCCCTTCGGCGCGACGGCGCAGCGCGGTACTGATCATGGAAACGGCACAAGCACAACCAAAGCTGAGCCGCGCACAGCGTCGCGGCACCGATAAGGCATCGGTGCGCGCGCGCCGAGACGCGGGTGAGGCAGCGGCAGCGACGAAGCGCATGCGGTCACACATCACGAGCCTGGTGTACAAGGCAGAGGCCCATGCGCTCAAGAAGGCGGAGATCGCGAACAACCTTCCCTTCGCGCACGAGGAACAGCGACCGCGCATCGATGCCGTGTTCGGCCCCGTCGAATCGTTGCTCGACACACTGGTCGCGACCGGAGAAATCGAAACACTGCGAAACGGCGTCGCAGGTTTCCGCGCGCCTGATGGAAACCTCTATCCGCTCGCGCCTGCGCTCGAGAGCGTGTGCGTTACCTACGATAAGCTCGCGCGCACTCATGGATGGGACGACCAGACCGCGGGCCTTCGCAAGCTCGCCAAGCATTTCGAACTAGATATGCCCATCACGCAGCGCGAGGTCGACGCGGCACGGGCATCGATCGCCTGGATGCGCGATCGCACGTTGACAATGACGCCGGCGCAAATATCGGCCGAAATGCTAGAGGTCCAGATTCAGCGCGAATTGGCGTACGCCGGGATCATCAAAGCGTGAGTTGGAACAGCAGTTTTAAGTCTGCTGGAAAGGGGCTATCGCGAAACACCCCCCTCAAGCGTTCCGCTTTCCAGTCCAAGCCCGGCGCGAAGCAGATGCAACGCGCGGCGCCGATCGCTCGCACGAAGCCCGAGGCGCTCTCCTATCCAGTTTGCGATATTGCACCGGATCGCAAACTCGCACCGCGGTCGGGTCTGAAAAGCCGCCGAGCACCGACGAGTAAAATCAGGAAATCGGCGAACGGAGAGTATTGTCGGTTGCGCCTGCCAGGCGTGTGCAAGACGGAGATCGGAAACGTCGTGTGGGCGCATTCGAACCGCAGCGAGCACGGCAAGGCAGGAGGTATGAAGGCGGATGACGTATATGGCTGCTACGCGTGCTACTGGTGCCATTGCGTATATGACAGGCAGCATGCACGCCCGCAAGGAATGACACTTGAGTTCGTGGAGACACGGTTCACAGAAGCCATGCGAGAATCCCAGCACGCCCTCCTGCAAAAAAGCTTGATTGACGAACCCCCACCAACCACGAAACCCCTCCGCCAATCCTAGTTGATAGCCGTATAGCTGTATATCCGTATAGCACGCCTGATATACACCTATACGCACGCAAACACACACATAAGTATTTGATTCACCGAACGTTGCATTTCACGCACATTGCAACTACCCTGCGCGTATTCACATCAAGCGCGCGGGGTATTTGTCATGGCTGTTGTCTTGTTTGGCGGAGAGAAAGGGGGCAGTGGTAAAACCACGCTGGCCGTCGGGTATGCCGCAATGCTGGCGGGCGAGGGACGTGACGTGCTACTCGTCGATGCAGATAGGCAGGGATCGGCATCGCTATGGCACAAGATACGTCGCACGGAGAAAATCACCCCTGAAATCACGTGTGTCAGCATCTATGGCGCCACGATTGCAGAAGAGCTGACGACCCTCAAAGCAAAGTACGACGATATCGTGGTTGATACGCCTGGGCACGACGCGGAGGAAATGCGCGCCTCGATGGTGGCCGCCGATGTGGTGGTCACACCTGCTCAAACCAGCCAGTTCGACATCTTCACGTTCGCGAAGATGGACAACCACGTCAAAAACGCGCGGATCTGGAACAAGACTTTGCGCGCACTCGTGGTGATCAACCGCGCTCCGACAAACGCCCGATCGACCGACGTGGCGGAAATGCGCGAAGCCCTTCAAGACCTGACCCAATACCGGCTGCTGGACGGGTTCATCAGCGAGCGCAAGATATTCCGCCTGACGGCGCGCGACGGCCGCGCCGTGACCGAATACAACGGCAGCACTGACCCCAAGGCCGTAGCCGAGATGCGCGCCCTTGCTCTGGAGATCGCACAATGAATGCAGCCGCACGAGGGAAGGGCTTTCGCAGCCCGATGGAATTTATCAAGGGCGGCAACAGCGACGAGGCAGAAACACCGTCCTCCCTGACAGCAATCGACGCTGCCGAGGCAGCCGCGCACACACAAGACCAGGTGGCCGCCACTATGGCTTCGGAGGCCGTCGCTGCACCCAAGCCGCGGGAAAGGGCGCCCAAGCCCCCTGTGGAGCCGCAAAACGAGCCGCAGGACGATCCGTTGCCCATCCCTCGCCGCCGATCGGTGGCCACCACGCCGTTTCAAACTCGTCTCCCCGTCGACCTGCACGAGGAACTGCGGGATTTCTGGAAGGCCACGGACATTCCCATGTCCGAGGTGATCATCGCCGGCACTCGAGACAAGCTGGCCGCGTTGAAAAAGAAATACGGACTCGAGTAAAGCAAGTACACGGGGAGGGCAGGGCGGCAAACAGAACCCGAGCCTTGTAACACAGCACTCTGGACCACCGGGCGAGCAGCAATGCAGCCCGGTTTTTTTATGGTTTATCCCAACGCAAGGCAAGCCCGTCAGGGCGCGTCAGGCCCGAAGGGCACGGGCCGCGGGGAGCCTGTGGGCAGGGGAGGGACCGCGAAGCGGCTGTCCACGGCCGACAGGCGGTGGGCAGCGCCCCTGTCCATAGGCGGGCGCGAGTTCACCGACAGTGAGTGCTCACCGGGGCACGGGTTTCTAGCGATGGGGCATAACGTGTAGCCACGGGTTTCTAGCGACGATTTTCCACTATCGGGTTTCTAGCGACGGTACGAAATCGGGGGCCGGAAATCGCGAACTATCGGGTTTCTAGCGATGGTCTGGTGTGGATTAAAGAAGATTAAAGACTGATTAGGTCTCTCCAAAACACCATGTAATTCATTGAATAAAAAGGAAATTTCATGTCCATGCGATCGCTAGAAACCCGAGCCTCTATCGCTAGACACCCGAAGGTGTCGTCGCTAGGCACCCGAACACGTCGCCAGAAACCCGACAGATATCCACTGGATGACCGTCGTTAGACACCCGAGAGTTGTGCACAAACGCCGTTTTTCAGATCATCGCCAGAAACCCGAGCCTCTGGCCGAAAAGCAACGACCATCGCTAGAAACCCGAAGGTAGTGGGTTGCGAATCGTGCAGACTACCGCTAGTGTGGCCGCCATGAATGATCTCGTCGAAAAAACTAGGCAACTCGGTGCAGCGGCTCTCGCCAGAAGCGCTAAGGCTGCTGTCGCCAAGCCCGACGAGCCTACGCAGATCCCGCTCTGGCCGTCCAACGTCCGGGGCATGCCGAATTCGCTCGCGCGATCGGCGCTCTTCAACGTGAACCGCGCCGCGGCGCCGCGCGATCGATACTTCCCGGGAAAGCAAATCGCTAGCTCGGGAACGACGACGATCACGCACAAAGGCGAGGAGCTGCGGCAGGACGACGCCGACGTCTTTCTTGAGATCCTGCATCTGGCCCGAGACACGATTTTGTCGGAGCGCGTCGAATTCACCGGATACGCGATGCTGAAGACGCTCGGATGGGACACGTCGAGCAAAGGGTACGAGCGCCTCGTGAAGATCCTTGAGCGGCTGCAGGAAAGCTCGCTCAAGGTGGCGTTCGAGGGAAACCGAAAAGGCTTTCAGGGTTCGTTGATTCGAAAGTTCATCTGGAAGGACGGCACCGAGACGGACTCGGATGGGCAGACTCGGTGGATTTGCTACATCGAACCCGAGATCGCGCGACTGTTTGCATCCGATGATTACAGCCGAGTCGCGCGCGAGCAGCGGCTGCGGCTCAGGTCAGAACTGTCGAAGTGGCTACATAGCTACTACAACACCCACGCAGCTCCGTTCGCGGTGTCGGTGAAATTCATCCACCAGCAATGCGGGTCGCAGGCGAAGGCGCTGTCGCATTTTCGCGTGACGCTCAAAAAGGCTTTGACCGAACTTCAATCGGTCGGGTTTCTTGCTTCGTGGAAGATCGATGACGACGACAAGGTTCACGTCGGAAAAGCAGCGCGCGCGATCAGCGCTTAACCCGGTAACTCCATCGCGGCCGCGCGCATACACCAACACAAGTAACGGAGAGATCGCGTGGAACTCAAGCAATATTCGTTCGAAGAAGTGAAACACATGTCGTTCGAAGAGCTTGGTGCAATAAAAGATCCGATGGATCTCGGAAGCACAGGTTTCGTGGCCCCAATCCTTGTTCGCTACGTTGTACGTACCGATCAACTCCAGGCGCGGTACGCTGGAGCATCCCTTCCCACGCTTCTCAGGGCGATCAACGTGGCCGCGGCACACGCTCATTTCCCGCCTGAAATCGGTCAGCTAGCACCGCGTGCAGTGCGTAGCGCTATTGTCGACAGATACTTGGACGGTATTGCCGCAATGGTTCGAGAAAATCTCAACGCCCATTGAGATTTACTTTCGAAGGAATAGGGGGATCAACGATGCGTTCCGAACACTTGCAACCAGCGGAGAAGGCGGCGCTCGAGCGGCTGATATCGCGAGCACAAGGCAATACAGGCCAAAGTCGCAGCGTCGCTGACTTTTTGCTCGCGTGGTGGAATTCCGCGGAGTGCGGCAAATACGATTTGACGACCGCGTGGGGTGTTGATGACGACATCGTCGATGACATGTGCGTGGTGTTTCGACTCGCCTCGCGCTCGCACAGCTACCCGGACACGCTGGGCTATGGATCTCAGTTCGAGGCGATCGTGCGTGAATGGCGCCCCGAGTTGATCAGAGGCTGACTGCCGGATCAGATTCTGTCTGAGCAACAAATTGCATTATGTAAAGTAATGCTGGAGCCATGTTGGAGCGGCTCCCCAACGAATTTGTTTGACAAGTCCCAGGATGGGACTATAGTGAGGCTATGCGAATCGTAGCCAAAAGAACCCTGACCGCTTTCATAGCCAACAATCAAGACGCCGCTCCGGCGCTGATGGCGTGGTATGAGGAAGCTTCCCGGGCAAGATGGACGAAGCCGCAGGACGTCAAAGACCAATATCGGAATGCCAGCTTCGTTGGCAACAACCGAGTTGTCTTCAATATTAAGGGTAACGATTATCGATTGGTCGTTGCCATCGCTTATCGCGTCGGCATTGTGTACGTCAAATTCATCGGCACTCACGCTGAATATGATGCGATCGACGCCGCGACTGTTGAACCGGAGTAAAAGATGGAAATCCGCCCTCTTCATAGCGAAGTAGACTACGAGGCCACTCTCGTACGTGTGTCCGCGCTCGTCGATATGGATCCCGAAGTTGGCACGCCCGACGGCGACGAGCTCGAAATCCTCTCTATTCTCGTCGAGCGGTATGAGGCCGAGCACTTCCCGATGGAACGTCCCGATCCAATTGAGGCGATTCGATTCCGGATGGAGCAAGCAGGCCTCGGTGTACAAGACATGGCCGAATATATCGGGCCCAAGCATCGTGTGTACGAGATTCTGAACGGCCGCCGACACCTAACGCTTCCGATGATCCGACGCTTGCATCAAGGACTGAATATTCCCGCGAGCGTATTGATTGGCGAGGCGGTTTAACACGCGTACAGCGCTCGCTGCGTTTTTCTCGAAAACTGAAATATCAGGGGAGATGTAAATGCCGGACGCTGCCACTCAACCGTTTATTGTCGGACGCTCCGTGCGCCATAAGACCACGGCGCAGGTTTGGAAAATCTTGGAAATCGAGCACGACACTCTGAAATGCCAGAAGAAAGTGAAGGGTCGCCTCAGGGAAGCGACATTTCGATTCGATGAGGTCGATCACTACTCGTCAGCGGGTCGCGACCGCGGAACGGCTGGACGCTCCATAACGCTCAAGGGCTAACTTCAGAATTTTCCGTCCACGGTCTCGCGCACGTAGACGCCCCTTCCCTCGGATTCCGACCAGTCGATTCGATAGAGGCGGAACCGCGCGAAATAGTCGGTCTTGGGCTGCGTGATGCCCATACGCTCGCAGTACACACGAGTGCGGCTCAGCGCCGCAAATTCTGCGTCTGCCAGGTCCTTACCGCCGTCGTACTGCATGATCGCAGCGCGTTCGAGGAAGAATTCAAGCGCGTCGTCCATATCGTTCCACCCCTGCATGTGCAGGCCAGAGGATACGGCAGCGCGGCGCGCACACGCACATTTTCGGCGCGCAGGTCAAACAAAAATGCCCCGCAAATTGCGGGGCATTTCGGCCGGCTTCCGGTCGGGCTACGGTATTGCCGCTGGCGCCGATGCCGCGACCGGGATCGCCGCGCATTTCGATACGATCGGCTCGAGCACGGCCTCGTAGTCGCGGCGCTGCACGTGGTCGCGCCATAGCTGGTCAACGACCTGAGCACCGCTCCCTGCGAGCAGGTCTTGATCGGACAGGAGAGCCGGCTTGTCCGGCACCTTGTCGACGCATGCGACCGGCGTCGGAACGTCCACCGTTTGGACCTTCACGTCGAGCACTGGTGCCGGCGCGATCGCGGGCCCGGATGCACACGCGGCGAGCGCCGCGCTACAGAGCAGCGCGCAGAGCAGCGATTTCATTTTCGCAACCTCCATTCTTCGAACTCGGATCATTGATACGCGCGGTCAGCCGCGCGATCGTCGCGCGATCGGACGTCTGAGCAGCCAGCGCCGCTGCGACGGCCGCTGCGGCATCTTGCTTGGCCTGCGCCCCTTGGGCCGCGATCGCCTTGACGGTAGCCGTCTGCAGGGCCGCCGTCGACGACAGCTTCAGGTTGTCGGCGCCGAGCGTCGCGTTCTCGCCGAGCACGATCTGGTAGTTCCCGTTGAGCTTCGAGTAAGCGAGCTGCTCGGCCGCGAGCGCGGCCTTCGTGTGTTCGAGCAACGCGTACAGGACCAGAATCACGCCGAGCACGACGACCGCGACGATGGCGCCGAGAATGGCTTTCCAGTTCGCGATCAGAGCGGTAGGCCCGATCCAACTGAGCAGGCCCGCCACGAGGCTAAAAACGAGCGCAGCGCCGCCGCCCGAGAACCACACCCAATGCGCAATCAAAAACGAAATCACTTCTCACCTCCCTCTGCTGGTTTGTCAGGCACCGATGGCCCCTCGCCCTGAGCGCGCTTCGCGAGAGCGAAGCCGATCGCGGGCATCAGCGTCGCGCAGCCCGCGGCGAACGCCCCGAATGAGGTCGCCAGCGCCGTCGAGTACGCGCCGACATCGAGCGCGTGATGCGTCAACTGCCGCACGCCCCACGCGACGATCACGCCGAAGCCGCCCATGCCACCGATAGCGAAGCTCGCGCCGAAGCACAGAGCCAATACGCGAATCAGGTCATACGACTCGCCGTCTGCTTCCGTGAGAATGTGGCGCATGAAGGTGCGCACAAACTCGAACTGAGGCATCCGGCAATGCGACCGAATGAGCCCCCACATACCCTTCCTCCCTCTATCACTTAGGTCGTCGCCGTCGTCGCTTGGACCAGTCCTGACAGGAACAGCGCAGCTTCCGCCCCGCGCCGCTTCACAAGGCCAGCGAGAACGACGCCGCCGGCCAGATTCCATCGCGCGAATTGCGCGGCCGCGCCCTCGAAGTCGCCCGCGTCGAGCAGCTTCAACAGCGTTGATGTGTCGAAATTCCCGGTCCCGACGTTGTATGCAAAGTCGCAAAGCGCGACGAACTCCGGCTTCGTCAGCGCGACCGTGACGTGCGCGCGCACATTTGCCTGCACGGCGCTCATGTCGGCCAGCAACGCGGCATCCGCTTGCGGCTGAGTCCACACGAGGCCCTGATGCACTTCGGGTCCGGTGTGCCCATATCCGATCGTCCACGGCGCGCCGATCAGCCCGAGCGCGAGCACTGACGCGGGGATCGCGACGCCGCGAAGCGTCTGTGCCCACAGGCCGAGCGCGACAAGCTTCTGCGCGAGCGCCGAGGCGGGGTCCGGGTACGCGGTGAGATAGCAGGCCTCAGCGCTTTTCGTGAGCGAGAGGTCGTCCGCGGTGAGTACGAGGTCGTCGTTCATTTGCCGGCGGCCACTGTGTCGACGCGGCGGTGAATTTCGGAGAGCGCGCGCCGCGTCTCCTCCATGTTGGTATTCACCGCCGCAATGAGGCGATCGATTGTCTGATTCAGCGCGCCGATCGACTCAGTGAGTTCCTTAGACGTGACGTAGTTTTCGGCGCAATACACCCGGTGCTCGGCGAGCCCATCGTTAGCCTTGCGTGCGTCAGCGCGTACGGACATGAACAGAAACCACAAGACGGTCGAGAAGGCCATAAGCACCAACACGAGAACCGCCCAGATGGCCTGAATAACTGGCAGCAAATCCATGTTCATTTTTGATGTTTGCGATGATTGATCGATGCCCGTTGTGAGGCCACGCGATCAGTCTGTCGTCACGACAAAAACGAAAAGGCCGCGCGAAGGCGGCCCCGGTTCCTGCTGCATTTTCCTTACGCCCGAGCTGCTCGCGCGCTGTACGTGATCACGTCGAACATCGCGTTCGGGTCGTAACGCCACGCACCCGGGAAGCCGATCGCCTCAAGCGCTGCTTCGCTGCACCAGTATTTCCCGCGCGCGTCGCCGGTCGCGGGGCGCAGCACGAAGCCGAGGAGCCCGACGTAGTCATACGGCGCGCCGACTCGCTTCTCGAACCACGCGCGCGCGGCATCGATATTGCCGGGACCGTCGATGATGTCCCACTCGTCGAGCGGCAACGTCTGATGCGTCGCGATTCGCACGCCGATACCGGGGACAGACGACGCGATGGTGTACGTTCCGCGCGGCCCCTCGCCGAGAATAACCTCGACGTGCGAGTACGGGCCGCGCATCCACCAGCTGATGAGCTTGTCGAGTAGCGATGAATTGCCTTTGTAGAAGGCGAATTTCATGACCAGGTGATTGCTTGCACCGTGGCGACAGTCGTCGCAGCATCGATCTGCGACTTCAGGGTCTGGCGTTTTTGAAACGCTTCCCAACCTTGCGCGAGCGTCGCTTGGTAGAGCCCCGTCAGATCGGCGAGCGTGAACGGTACCTGCGTATTGTCGGCCGCGACCCAATAGAACCCAGCCGGCGTCGCACCGGCGATCGTATAGCCCTGAGTTGCCGATACGAGGAGCGTCTGGCTGTCGCTGTCGGCCTCGAATGTCTCCGTTACGCCGGCCGCCGTGGTGAACGAAACGTTCTGCTGGATCGCATCCGCATAGGCGGCGTCGATGACCAGCTTCTGCGTGGTTTGCGCCGTGGCGAGCAGCTGGGCCGCGGTCGGGGTCACCGAGACGAGCACACCGCTGACAACCTTGAAGCCGGTCGTGTTTTGGATCGCAGCCGACCACTGCGCATCCGTAATTTCGATCACATTCGTACCGGTCGGAACCGGACTGTCTTCGCTGTCGTAGAACCCCACGATGGCGCCGGTCGAATCGTAGGCGGCGTATTTCTGTCCCATTGCTTAGTATCCGATAACAAGAACGTAGCCAGCACCCGACGCGTTCTGGCTCGCGACGTAAATCTGCGTGAGTGAGGTCCCGTACTTCTGGCTATAAACCGGGCTGTTCGTAGAGACCGAACTCGCGATGATCGCCAAGATGGCGGTTGGAAAGGCGATAGGTAGCGTCGCCAGCTGCAAGGTCAACGATGCCGATGCGGTGAAGTAGAGCCACTGCATGATGAGACCGCTCGGCAGCTTCTGATAGCCAGGCAACGCGATTGAAGCCGTGAACGAAGCGAGCGCCGCATAATTGTTCGCCACGAATGCCGTCGTCGCGAGCTGCGTATTGCTCGTCCCGTAAACGGCGGTTGGCGCGGTCGGCGTACCGGTGAATGCGGGCGACGCGAGGGGCGCGAAGCCCGTCGTCACACCCGTGATCGCCGCCGTCACGAATGCCGTTGTCGCAAGCTGAGTCGTGTTCGTGCCAGCCGTCGCAGTCGGCGCGGCCGGCGTGCCGGTGAAGGTTGGCGAAGCGAGCGGTGCGAGCCCACTCGTTGCCGTGCTCACCGCGCTTGTGACAAACGCCGTGGTGGCGATCTGGGTTGTGTTCGTGCCGGCGGCCGCCGTCGGCGCCGTCGGCGTTCCGGTCAAGACCAGGCTGGGGAAGTCGGTAACCTGCGTGTAGACGTTGGTGCCGTCCGACCACAGATTCTGCGAGTACCCTTGCGTGACCGCGATGCCCGTGCCTGCGGCCGTCTTGACAGTGAGCGTGTACGCGCCCGTCGTCTTATTGAGGACGGTCCACTTCCCTTGCCCCGGCACGATGACCGCGATGTTCGCTGTCAGCGCTCCAGTCAGATTCAGCACGCCGTTACCAGCCTGCACCGCCGAAAGCGTGACGTTCGCGCCGCCCGCGACCGGCACGGAAATCTCGCCGCTGACCGTGTTTTGCACGAAGGCCGTCGTCGCGAGCTTCGTCGAGTTGTCTCCGAGCGCCGGAGTCGGAGCGGCCGGCGACCCGGTGAAGGTCGGCGAGTTGATCGGAGCAACCGTGGGCGGGATAACCGTTCCGCCGAGCAGGCTGTTCACTTGCGTATAGAGCCACGCCGTCCGATTGGCGAGGTTCAGCAGCGGCGCGTTCGCGAGCCCTCCCACGCCACCTTGAACAGGATCTGAGACTTCGAGCTGATATACGCCAGCATCGTATTCCGCGACTTCCGGTTGATTTGCCATTTATCGCGGCCTCAGAACGAAATGACCCACGTCCCGGAGAGAGACAGGTCGCTGTTGAAGTTGAGAGGCAATGCGCGCGTGCGGCGTGCGTATAGAACGCCGCCGGCAGTCAGCAAACCGAATTCGGAGATCGAGAGCCCAAACGCGTTGACGTCGGCAGAACCAAGCGAGAACGGAAAGCTGACCTCGTTGGTAGCCGGATAGGTCGGCGTGCCTAGGCTGTTCATGTACGCGCCCGTCAGCGCGGCATTCGCGAATACCTCGGCCGTCGCGTTGGTTCCGAAGCCAATCTGCGTCAGGCTTCGATTTGCGACGTCGCCGCCAAGAAGGTGCGCATGCGTGGCTTGGGAACCGATGACGATCAGGTTGTGATCATCGAATTCCTCGATGAGCGCGCCCTTTCGAAACACCTTGTAGGAGAGGCGCCCGGTAGGCGGACGCGATTTTTCGCGGAAACGAAACACTTAGACCTCCGATCATTTGGAGGTCAGTCTCGTGTCACGACTATGCGAGATCTTCAGTGATCGCGAACCCGCCGAGGTGTTCGATCACGCCGTTGTAAGAGCGAAGCCCGCTATAGTCATAGTTGTAGGAGACCGTCATCGAAGCGGCGTCGGTTGGCGTCGTCAGTGTGTCCGAAAGCTGTGCAAGCCTCGTCGGCATCACCGACATGCTTTCGGTTGGGCTCGTCAGTGTGTCGGCGAATGGAACGCCGACGCCGAGCGTATGGAACGAGTCAGTCGGTGGCGTGAGCGTGTCGCTGAGCACCGATCCCGTCAGCGCGATCGAGCGCATGTGCGTGCCGGCGGCGCGAAGCGTATTGATGAGCGAGACAACCGTTGTCTGGAACGAGGTCAGGTCACCGCCGTTGATCAGATCGTAGGCGTATGAGACATCGAACAGACCATAGACGTTCGTCGATACTGCGTTGTAGTCGATCGAACCGTCGAAGTCGTGGTCCGAGTTGTACACGCTGCCCGTCACACCGCTTGTGACGACGTCGGTCACCGTTGCGGATTGCCCCGTGTACGTCTCGATCGCCATTTCGAGCGCGACGTTGTTGCTCGCCGGGCGCAACACAGTCGCGATGATTCGCGGACCATACACTGCGTCGAGCTCGCCCGTCGCGCGCGGCACGTTGTAATACGATCCGAGCAAATCCAGGAAGTCGCCGGCCGCCGTCGTGGTCGCCATCTGATCAGGCAGCGTATCGATCGCATCGTGCGCGGTTTGAAGCTCGCGCGCGTTCGCCTCCATCAGCGCATAGAGGACGTTGGTGTAGCCAGTCAGCGTGTTGGTGCCCGCTGACACCGCACCGCTGCCGTCGAGCAGAACGAGCGACGACAGATCGCGATAGTCGCTCGACAGCGCGCTCAAGTTGTACCCGGGCTCCGAGGCCAAGTACTGCACGAGCTGGAGCAGCGTATAAGCGGACAGATCGACGGTTAGCGCCGAAGCCTGTCCACCGGTCGGCGTGAGCGTCAGAACGTCATCTGCCACGACCCAAGCGAGGTCGCTGCCATCACAGGTGATCGTGAAGGCGTTGAACGGAAGCGGATCCTTTTTGAATTTCTTGTGGAGGAACCGAAGCAGCGTCTTCGTCAGCTTCACGATGTGGCCTCCGTCGTCGCAGCCTGCGTAAAGGACAACGTGCCGGCCATGAGCTTGACGCCGATGCCCCCCGTGACGTTCGCGGTCAGGCTCATGCTGGGAACATCGGTCACCCCGGTGATGCCCATGAGCAGCGCTTCCATTTTCGCGACGACGGCCGTCGCGTTGAATGGAAGCCCCAGCAGGTACGAGTCGATCGCCGTTGTCGCAGCAGCTTCCGCCGTAGCCCAATCGGTCAGATCGGTATCGATTTCAAGCTCTGCCGAGAAATTCAAGTCCTGTTCGGTTGCCGCATAGACGGTGGTGGGCACGCCGGCGGCCTTGTATCCGGCTACCTTCGTACCGTCGGTCTGGGTGTAGCCGTCGATGATCTTTTGCGCGGCCGCGACCAGCGCCGCGGACGTGCTCCCGACGCCGTTGAAGATGTAGAGGTTGACCAGCGCGATCGGCTGCGTGGCGTCACGCGTGTAGGGCTCATCGACGAGCGACAGGGCAACCGTCTCGATTGCGTTGCCATTCGAGTCCGTGACCTGGGCGGTCGATAGGCCGTACGACAGCGATGCGGTCGTGCCGCGCGGCAGCGTCGAGATGTAGTCGTTGAAGCGCTGCAGCGTTTGGTCGGCGGTTTCTGCATCGCGCCCGCTCGTGAACGGGGAAAGATTCGTCGCACTCACAAACCCCGTAATCGTTGGCGTGGTCGTGAACGACTGATTCGCTGCCAGATTGCCAGCGCTCCCGGTCGCGGAGCACGCCACCTGAACGTCGGCATACGTGTCGCCGGCGGCGATCGTCGTATCCGTGCTCGCGACATATACGGAGCTGGTCGAAGTCGTTGCGAACTGCGTTCCTGCCGAAATACGCTGGTCCGTCTGCTGCGCAGCGATCGTCGTCCGAATCAGCCCACTCGCGGCGATCGCGGCGAGCGCCGTGAAATTGAACGACTTATAGACCGACACAGGAATTGCAGCGGTCACCATGTTGAACGACTGCTGATACAACTCCTCGAGTTCGATCGCGGGCGCTTCGATAAGCGTGCGCGCGACCGCGCCGACGTTGTAATCGGTAACTACCGTTTGGGTCGCCTTCATGCGGTTGATCATGCTCGCACAAATGCTAACGAAATTTTTTAGCTGGAAGCTGGCCACTCGCTCACCTCTGGAATCTTCTTCCGGGTGAGCTTCGAATCACGACACATCGAGTGCGAGCGCTAAGCAGCCGCGGTAGTGGTCACGGTTTGGCCGTTGATGGCTTGGGCGACGGTCGAAACGGTGATCGAGTCGCCCGAGATCGATCCCGTCGATGACGTGACGGAATTGATGCGCGGGTCTGCCTCGACCGTCGTCTTCACGTCGTCGGCCGCTAGAAGCTCGGCGGCCGGCCCGGCGACCGCGCCAAGCAATTGCCGCACGATGCAGCCGTAGTCCGGGTGATAGATCAATTCCTTCTTTTCGACCCCTACTGCGTTCGTCAATGCCTGCTGCAGGTTGGCAACGCCCGATACCGTCGCGAAGTCGCCGGACGCAGTCACACCGAGCGTGCCGTCGGCGTTGAGCAGGCAATCGGTCCCGAAGACGTCCTCGGCCTCGGTGGTGGCAGCCGCGGCGGCGCTCGCCGGGATCGTGATGTAGTCGCGACCGTTGAGAAGGACTGTGTCGCTCGCGAGCGTCGAATCATCCGTCAGGTACGGCGGCTGCAGCGAGTTGATCGCGACCAGGTCACGCCACTTCGAGGCGTCGCCGAGCTCGCGCAGCGCGACGTCGCGCAGCGTGTCGCCGAAGTGCGAGCGGACGAACCGAAAGCCGGTAAGAGAGGTGTCGAAGCTGGTGGTCAAGATGTCACCGTAATGCCGGCCGTGGCCGTCGTCAGCAGAGAGGAAATCTGGGTCTTTGTCAGAGGAGACAGGACTGGATCGGCGAGAACGATTTGCTGGAGCGCGTTCGTTGCCGCCGCGCTGATCTGGACCGGTGGCGCAGCCGTCGTCCCGACGATGTCGTCGAACGGGTTCGTGCCATCAATCGTGTACGTGCTCGAGGGCGAGCCGCCCGCCGTCGACGAGCAATTCGATGCACCGTCGATCGACGAATAATCGGGATAGGTGTAACCGGAACTCGCCGTGTTGGAGAGCAAGCAATAGCAGTTCGTGAAAGCCCCACCGGTCGTCACGAGCGACGACATCGTGCTATTCGAAAGGCCGTCCGCCGTCGCCAGCGTCTGCATAATCTGCGCGCCGGTTTGGGCCACGAGCGTGGCGATGCTCAGTACCGAAGACACCACCGCGACGCCCGCTGCAACAGCCGACACGACGACGCCGATCACCGCGGCCGCCGTGCTCAACAGCGCCGTCACGGGACCAATGATGTCGTTTTCGACGAACGACACCGCGGTGGAAATCGCCGACGTAATCGTGCTGAGGGCGGATGCGATCGACGTGAGCCCCGCCGCGCTCAGCAGCCCAGAGAGCAATCCGGAGACGCCGCTGCTCGACGCAGGCGTGTACGTCGTTGGCGCGAGCGCGATCATCGAGATGTTGTATTGGATCAGCAGCGGACGCGACTTCGAGCGACGGATCGTGAATTGCGTCGGAATGACGCTTAGAACTGTGCTGTCGAGCGCGTCGACGAATTTCAGGACAACCAGATTGGGGTCCTGCCCGTTTTTTCGGGCGTCGTTCCGCTTCCGATAGAAGCTGTTCCACACCATCCCCTTGAGCGCGATATACAGGTCGATGCCGTCGGAGCCTTGCACGCCTCGCCACCCCGTCGTGCCCGAGATGTTCACCTGGGTCAGCCCGGTGCCCCAATCGTCGACCCAGGCGCCCCCGAACGTCTGCTGCACGACGGCGCGCGACGGCGCGCTTCGCGTAATTTCCTCCGGACGGATATTCAACGTGATCGACTGCGTCTGTGCGGACGAGCTATCCGAGCCGCCGCTCGAGCTTGCCGACGAGCCGGTTGTCGTACCGTCGATGAGAGCAAACAGCACGGGCCGATCGCCCGGCTTTTGGCTCGATGGCGGGCTCAGGTTGGACAGCGCGCCAGACAACGACGACAGCGTCGACGAGACTGACGAGACGGACGATGTGATCGAAGACAGGGAGGAGACCATGCCACGACTGTGGCGTCACGACGCGCGGGGGCCGCGGGAGGCATGCGCGCGCTAGGTGATAGACTCGTCCCGGAGTCCATTTGTCAGACCAACACACAAGCAAAAATGACGAATAAATCGACCAGATTGCTGCTCGCCGGATTGATACTCAGCGCCGTCAGCATGCCAAGCATCGCGGACAGCATTGTGATCGCCCACCAGGTGTCGAAGCTGACTGGAAACACGATTCAATTTAGCTACGCCCCCTGCTCGAATATGCCGGAGGATGGCTATGCAAACGTCCCCCGTGATCCGAAGGGATCGCTCGTCTTCGCGAAAAACCAGAAAGACGGAACGGTCAACATAGGGTGTGCTGTGGTTACCAAAGGGGAACACGTCAACACGTTTTCCGTGACCTGGGCGCACGAGGGCGAGCAAACGGAATTCACCTCGACCGATATGAAGCTCGGCGATGGGGAGCCAGCAGAGGAGCCTCAGAAGTCGGCGCCGAGCGAAGCGAGTATCCAGACGACGCCTCCGCAAGCTCTGGACGGCAAGCACATTTACGTGCAACTGGCGAAATACAAGAACCTCGCGCAGGCGAGCGCTTGGGCCGCGTATTTGAACGGATCACAGGGCCTCTCGACGTTCGTGTTGGAGCGTGACGGCGTCTATTTGCTGCGAATGGGACCGTTCGACGCGCGGTCCGAAGCCGAATCAGCCGTCAAGAAATATCGCGCCACCGGAATATCTGATACGGCATTGGCCAACGGCTATCCGTTGACCTCGAAAGCGCAGTAAGGGACGGCCGGGATAGTCCGGCCGTCCTATCACGCAATCGGCGGGCTCGTCGGCGAACCCGGGTTTTCGGACGTGTGCTCGTGGTTGATTTGCGAGATGTTCCCCGCCACCTGGTCGCCCGTGGACGTGATGCCGCCTGTCACCGAGACGTCCCCTGTCAGACTGATTGCCGCCCCTCCGCCGGATCCTGCCGAGCCGGTTGCGCCAGCCTGGAACGTCAGCGCGCCCTGAACCGTCAGCGTCCCCGTGCACGTGGTGGTGGGCGAGTCGATCGTCACAGACGGCGCTTTGAGCGTCGCGGCGCCCCCCGAGGTAATCGTTGTTGTGCCGGTGATTTCGGCATCGAGATCCCCGCCTGCAGAGATGTCGATATCTCCGCCCACCTTCGCCGTGAGATTGCCCGCGTTCACCAGCGACACATTGCCGGCCGGGTCAATTTCGAACGTGGCCACAACCGATCCCGCGTTTGCCACCGTCAGGTTCACATAGACGGCCGCGCTTGTGTTGCGCTCGATGGCCCACTGCTGGTCGAAGTCTTGCCCGGTCAGGTCCTCATGCGTCGGGGACGATGCGATGCGAAGGAACGTGCCGCTCGGGTGGTATTGCTCGATATCGCCCGAGTCGTTGATCGTGGAATAGACGTCGGAGCCATGCCGATCGACGCGAAAATTCTTACGATCGAAGGTCATCTGCGAGACCTGCGGGAACACGAATCCCAGGCAGATGGGAACCTGACCGATGTAGGAAATGACCGCACGCACGTAGCGCTCGAACGCGGAGGTCAGGACCCACCGCTGCTCGCCCGAGGGCCCCCCGACGTCGATGAGATCCTGCCGGCCGCTCGCGTCGCTCGCTTCGCCTCGCATGACTTGCACATTCGCCAAGCGCGCGCCATTGCGCAGCACGATATCGACCGATGTGCCCTGCGGATAGACCGCCACCACTGCACCAAGCTCGAGACTCATTATGGGTTGACCACGACGTTTTCAGCGTAATACGGGGACTGCATCTGATCGTTCTGCTTGATCCGGTCTGAAAACCCGGTGCCGCGCGCGAAGGAGATCGAAGTGAAGTAGTTTCCGAACGGGATGAATTCGTGATCGACGGCCTCGGCATAGTGGAGCGATCGCAGGTTCCCGTGCGTGTACGCGACATAGAGGCCAGCGCGGATTTGCTCGTTTCCTTTGACGCGCATCGAGCCGGACTCGAAGATCACGTTGTCTTTGTTCTGGGCATAGAGCTGCGCGCGGCGCGTATTGAGCCAGTCGATCCCGTAGCCGTTGTTCGAGTTGCGAGAAGCGCCGGCCGCCGTGCCGTTACCGTTATCCGTCTCGTCGAGGTGACCCTGGTTCGTGATCTCCTCGAGTTTCGACCATCCGTACAGCGCGGGGTTGACGTTGCCGTACGACGTCTCGGCCACGGGAGCGGTGGCCGACACTGAGGGCGCAACGGAGGCGAGCGCCTTCGTGGTGAAGTCGTAGTTCAGCGCGTATCGATGGGAATCAACCCAGAACACGTTCGCGACGTTCGCGTCGCTACGGCCGACGTCGTAGAACAGGACATCGGTGTCGTCGATTTCAATCACGCTCGGCGCCGAGGCGCCCGACACCGCGGCGCCTTGCATCAGCCAAACGCCAGAGACGATATCGAGTGCGGGGTTCGGCCGATAGACGAGGTATGGGCCGTCGGCTCGGTCCTCGATAAACAGCTCATTCCACGAGCCGACGTCGCAATTCTGTCGAAATAGTTGCAGCAGCGTGCCTTGCGTGAACGTGCCGAATCCGTACGGTGACACCACCCCGCCGCTCACCTGGATATCTGTCGACAAGGTCTTGACCGCGGCCACGTTTGGCGACGTCGAGATCATGGCCGACAAGTACGGGTTGATAACCTGATCGACAACGGCCTGCACGAAGGCACCCGCCTCTTTGACGTTGGCGAAGTCCCCAAATTTCGTGAAGAACGGGAACGAGGTAATCATCGCCATAGCATCGCCCGGCACGCTGGGCAGATAGAAGACCTGGTACCGCTGCAAAATCTTGCCGTAGTCGTGGCCACTGACGGAGACGATGCGCTTAGGCTTTCCCTCGTGCCCCATTGCTTGCGTGCGACGCACGCTGCTCACAAAGCCGCGCATCATGATCGGCAAATCGAGGCCGGCGTAGACGTACGCGTCGTGCGCCATGCGGATCTCGATGACGTCCATCGGTTCGATCACCGAATACAGCGTATCGAGAACGTCCTTGTCGATCTGGTCCGCGATCTGGAACGAGAATGCGCCGGCGTCCTCGTGCACCGACTTGCGCACACGCACCGGCAGCGAATCCGACAGGTACGGCGTGAGATCGACCACAGGCGATTGTCCGGCCCAGACCGATGACACAGGCGTCGTGCCGTCGACGGTGCTTCGCCCCACGTTTTTTCTGAGCAAGACCTGAATACCAGGCGTATGCGAGGTGATGTTTAGCATTGCGCTATTGCCCGGTGACCGATACGTACTGCGTGCCCGAGCCGCGCGGCACGTTCACCGACGTGTTGAGCGTCTTCTTTTGGCCTGTCGACGCGTCCAGAACGTTGAAGTTCATGTCGACGACAACGGTGTCGGTTGAGCCCGACGACGGCGCCGCTTTCGCCGCCTTGGACGAAGACGAGGGATCGCTCGTCGGGAGCTTGTTGTCCGCCTCGGGAATGATCTGCGGGCCAAGCTCATTTACGCCGCCCGCCTCCTCGACCTTCGCGATGTAGCCCGCGCCGCGCACGGCCCGATTCGGATCCTTGGGGTTGAATCCACCGTAGTCGAGCAGCGCCTCTTTCACGTCTCCGTTGTGCAAAGCGATGAGGTCGCTCAGTTGGCGAGCAGACCCGTCGGCCTCAGACGCGAAGTCGCCGATCTTGACGCCGTAGCGCTTGATCGTTCCTGGCATCTCCTGAAAATTCCCGAGCGCGCCGGCAGACGATGCCTTCGTCGCGTCGCGACCGTACGACGATTCCGTGCCCCATACGCCCTTCAGCAAACCCGCAGGCAAGTTGTACTGCTCCTCCATGCTGGAGATGACCCGCTGCTTCTGTGCGAGCGTGTAGGACCCGTAGTTGTTCCATTGAGCCGGAGTGGTGCCGCCCGGTCCCGATGGATGAACGCCGATGTCGAGCGAGTTCGATACTTGGTCGGCGAGGCCGCCCGCGCCGCTCGTGAAGTAATTCACGAGCTTGTCGATACCCCCCTCGATCGTTGTGAGAACGGTCAGGGCTTTATCGCCCACGCCGATTTCGAGGTCATCGACGCCGGTGCCGAGCTTGCGCATTTGCGTAGCGGTCGTTTCGGTCTGGCCCATACTCGCGACCGCCTTCGCGATCGCCTGCTGGAACGTATCGAAATCGCCCGTGGCGTGCGCCTTCTCGAGATCGCTCTTGGCGCTGTCGGAGAGCGCAGAGTTGCCGGTGCGCTGCTGGAGATCCTGGTAGATCCCGTTCAAATCCCACATGTCGCTGGCGCCGGAGAGCCGGCCAAGCGTGGCCAGCCCGGACCCATTCACGTCGTTCAGCGAGACGCCGGATTTTTCAAGAAGCTTGCCGAGCTTTCCGTAACTAGTCGGATTGGCACCGAGCAGCGCCGCTGCCTGATCCTGTGTCGAAAGCCCGTACAGGTTCTGTGCCAAGTCGAGCTCAAGTTCCTTGTTGCCGCCCGACACCTTGTCGGCATAGGCACGGATTGCCTCCATGTTCGTGCGGTCGGCGTTGGGACCATTCGCGAGCGCGGACATGCGAGCGTCGTCATTCACGAACTTGGCGTAGGTGCTGTTCGGTGCAAATCGCGTGCGTGGCGTCGCAAATAGGCCGCCCGAAGCAAGCTCGCGCGCCTCGAGCGGGTTCATCGTCGTGCCGCCCTGGTCGTTGAGCGCCTGCATGATGAAGTTCTTCCCAGCCTCGCCGGCGGAACCCATGTTCATCATCGACGAATTGGCCTGCCCGAGAATCGCCTGCGCGACATCGGGCGTCATGCCGACCTTGTTGTCACGCAGCATGGACGTGAAGGCAGAGCCTTCAGCGCCTACATTCGGCGCGTATAGCGCCAGGCGCGACGTCGAGGAGGAAAGCGACTGGATCGCCTGGATGACCTCCTGCGGGAGCGCCTTACTGCCCGCGCCGTTGATGGCCTCGGCGATGTACGTCGCGAGCTGGCGATGGTCCGTCGCAGGGTCGATAGCGCGCATCTGGCCTTGGAAAGCCAGATAGGCCGACGGGTCCATGCCATACGCGCGCGCGGCGCCGACGCCGAACTCGGTCGAGTCGTGCAACTCGTTGCCGACGATTCCGTGCGAGGCCTGCAGATTTTGCTGCTCCAGACGCGCGAACTCAGCCGAATTGACGCCGAGACTTACGCTGACACCTTTAGCCGATTCCTTGAGCTCGTCGAAGCTGAATCCCAGGTCACCCATCTGGCGTTTTAGGGTGTCGAGCGTCATGGCCCGATCCTTCGCCATATCGATGCCGTTGGAAACGGCTTTCCCGGCCGCCAGGCCGCCCGCGATGACCGCGCCGATACCTGCCCCCTTCAGGAGGCCGCCAACGCCGCCCAGGATGTTGATGCCGCCCTCATCCGGATCGACGCCGGCCTTCGCGCCGGAAGCGGCGCCCTTGATTGCACTGTTGCCGATCTGGCCGGCCGCGCCGCCCACGCCGCTCGCGAACGATTGAGCCGCCTGCGTGCCGACACCGGGGCCGCGCGTCGAGGATTGCGACTGACGATCGCGGGGGGCAGGTGCCGGGTTGGGGGTCGCCTGGCCGAACGTGTTTTTCGTGTCGAGCGATGTGCCCTGCGTCGCGAAGGCGATCGTGCGCGCCTTGAGCGACGCCGCGATCTTCGGATCGATGTTGAGCCTGTTCCAGTCGATATTGAGAATCCCGGCGTCTGCGTTTTGCCCGCTGTTCTTCAGCGCGTTACGCAGACCCGTGGATTGCCGAATGGCGTCTTGAAACTGCTTCTGGATCTTCGCAAGATCCTTGGAGACGGCCTCGAGGCCCGGGGCCTTGTATTCGACCTTGTTCGCGTCGGCGACCGACTTCGCGAGCTTGTTCATCGCGTCGGCCATGACGTTGATGGCCGCTTTCGCGGCCCCAACGTCTCCGGCTACCCCAATCCGTACGTCCGTCACGCGAACCCCCTGATTCTTCGATTTCTACAGGGTGATGTCACGACCCGGGGCCGAGATTCGAGAGGTCGGTTACCTCCTCCCAATCGTCGATCGCGCGGATTTCTTCAGGGGTTGGACGGTGATCCGGCGCCGCGGCTTCGGGTGCGCGCCGCGGCTCCGCACCGACCTGATACTCGATCGCCACTTCGCCCGATTCCGCCTCGGCCTCGATCTGCGCGATCGTGTCGTCCAGGTTGAAATTGTCGTCTTCGAAGTCGCTGCCGTTCTTTTTCGCGTCGAAGTAGTACGCCCAATATTCGGCCTCGATCTGCTCAGGCGTCGCGCAAAGAAAACGAGGATCAGTCGGCGCCAGCCGATACGTTCGGCGGAACCACAGCTCGTACGTCTTCGCCAGCTCCCGCCCCCGCTCCCTCGACCGCCGCCGCCGAACCAGGTCGAAAGGAGCGCTCCTTTTCGGTCAGCGCGATATAGACTTCGACCAGGCGATCGTCGAGCTTCTCGTCGACGATCGGGTCCATGCGCTCGATGTGGAAATCCGCGGGCTGCTCGACAGCGAGCACCTTGATGCACGCGAACGCGAGCGCCGACACGTCGGTCATGCGTCCCTGCTCGTCGTAATTGCCGCCGGTGAGCTGCGCGTAGATGCCGCGAATCTTGAATTGATCGGCCATCTGACGCCGGCGGAACAGATACCGCCCAACGCCTTTGACGTCGATGTGAAATTGGGTCTCGTCCTTTTGACTGCGCACTTTCCTCTACCCCTGATACCTGCACCATTGGAAAAGCCGGCCCCACGCAGGCGGCCGGCTGTGAACGCTTAGAAGCCCGTTCCGCTCACGTCCAACGCCATGAAGCGCGCGTTTTGGACAACGATCGCGTGCTTCGAGATCTGCACGCCGCCCGACGCGTACGAGCAGCTGATGTACTTGCGGAGCAAGCTGCCGGTATCGTTGTCATAGACTTCGATATCGAACACGTTGCCCTGAAGTACCGCGTCGCCGTTCTCCATCGCGACGCCCGCCGCGATAAGGGAGCCCGTCTTGAGGACCATGACCGACACATTCAGCGTGTGCCGCGCCATCGTCGGGACGTACTCGATCGCGTGGATATCGCCGACGCCCGAAGCGGGATCCGGCGCGTAGTCGTCCTCGGCGTCGATGTTTTGAATCAAGCCGACGAGGATCCCGCCCAGATACACCTTTATCCGGTTACCGGATTGGGTCTGGACGTTGGTCGAGGTCGTTGCCGTCGTTGCCATTCTTTTTTACCCCTTTTAGGCCGACGCCGAGCCGCTATACGGCACCGCGTAGATCGTGATGCCGATGTAGTTCGCCGGCAGGACAGGAGCGCACTGGAACGACACGGCCAGCACCGTGCCCGAGACGGACGCGGTGATGTTCTGATAGGCCGGGTTGTCCGCGTCGCCGACGATGACTTCGGGGCCGTTCGGTGCCGGCACCGCGAGCGCGCGCAGCGTCGAATCGGTGATGCTGATCGCGCGGCCCATGAGCAGCGGGCCGTTTTTCTGGCCGCGCAGCACGTCGAGATTCGTGCGCACCGTGCGCGCGATGTAGTCGCACGCGAAGCCCACCGACTGTTCGACCTTGTCGTACTTCTGGTCGGTCAACCAGGTCGAGATCGACTGCGTCACCTTGTAGCCGGACGCCGTGTTTTCGAGCGGGATCACACCACCCTGGATCAGCGCATCCGTGTCGGTCGGGTTGAGCAGATCGCGCTCGAGGCCCGCGAACTTCATGGCCTTGTTCGTCAGCGCGGTGCCGGGCGCGGACGCCGCAAATGCACCCGTGAGCGCGCACGCGCTGATGTACGGCGCCCACAGAACGAGAGCGTCCGTCGCGCCGGTCAGGTCATAGTTGTAATGACCCAAGTTGACGAGAGACGTACGGTTCGAATTGATCTGCTTGGCGTACGCGATCGCGGCGTCGTCGGACGTCGACAAGTCGGTTCCGCAGATCGCACGACGCTCCATGCGACCGGTCGTGCTCATGTACTGCACGTGCGCGTCGACCATCGCCCAGATCGTCGGCGTCGGCGAGACTGGCGTGATCCACTGCACATCGGCCGCCTGCATCGCCGTGAGCGTGTCGTTCCACGACGAGGTCGTTGTCTCGCCGTCCGAACCGCCGGTAAGGTACGTGTAGCCGATGGGCGTCGGGAGCGTGCCCGCGTTCGTGCCGCGCGCGGCAGTCACGTACGTCTGCGCGGAGCCGTTGAACCAGTCGACCAGCGCCTGCAGCGTTGCTTCGACCGTATAGGCCTGAAGAATCGGTACGTCGGTGACGAAGTCGAGCCCGTTGAGCGACGGGTCGTTCTCGTAGCCGCTCGCGATGACGGCCACGAAATCGTTGAGCGTGTTGATGTGGTCGACAAGCTCCTCGATCGTCGAGAACGTGGTCAGGTCGACCGTCGCGACGACGGTCCCGGTCGGCGCCGAGAGAGTCAGCGACGTTCCGGTGATCGACATCGAGGCGGTTTCCTCCTCCCCGGTGTACTGGACCGTGAGCGGCTCGCCATAGATGTTGTCGGCCGTCGTGATCGTCGAGCCCACACCGATGCTGACCTTGAGGCCTTGCGTCGAGCCGGCGCCGATCGACGTCTTGATCGTTGACGTCCACGCGCCCCAGTCTTGCGACGTGAGATCGATGACATCGTTGCCCGACGCGTCGAGCAGCGACAGCGTCGATTGCACGGCCGGATTGACGCGGAACACGACCACCTGCGACGGGCCGCCCGTGTCGTCCGAGCACGCGAACGTGCGCAGCACCGCCTGCTGCAGCTCGCCGCCGCGCAATGTGGCTTGCGCGACGGAGGGGTCACTGAAGACCAGAGCGACGTTGGGCTGTCCCCCTTCCGATTCGCCCAGAATGCAAGGAAGGTTCGACGTCGAGGCACCGGCCGGCGTCATCGCGTCGTCGTTGATCGCCGACACGGTGGTCGGCGTGATGTACTCAGTACCGTTGAAGTAGTACGACATCGCTAGTCCTTAGAGCTTCTTGGTTGCGAACGCGGCGTAGCGAGTTTTGAAATTCGCCTCCGTGTCCTTGAAGTGACCCGCGGCCGTTTCCTCGAAGACGAAGCCGTGCAGCAGCGCGACGCGTTTGTCGATGGCCGACGTCTCCATCGCGAACTGCTTGAGCGTGATTTGCGGAGCCGTCGCCGCGGCGGCCGTGCTCGTGGTCGCGGCGGTGGTCGTCGCGGTCGTTGCCGGCGCTGCCGCAGCCTGGGTAGCGGTCGTCGTCGCCGCGGCGGCCGAAGCCGTCGATGCTTCCGTGCTCGCCGCCGGGGTCGTCGCGGCAGCCGCCGCGGTGGATGCAGCGGCAGCCGTTGCGGTGGACGTATCCGTCGAGCCCGCAGCCGTACCCGCTGTCGTTTCGTTTGCCATTTCGATGAGTCCTCAATGGAGCGTTAAAAGGCGGCCCGAGCGGACCGATCGGGGAAATCGGGGGTGAAAGCGGACGAGTCGATGTCGGTGACGACGTTCGAGCTCGAGGTGACGACTTCGGCGGGCGCGAAGCACGAGAACGTGCCGACGGTCTGATAGACGGGCACCGGATACGCAGCCATCTCGTCCGCGTCGGTTTGCGAGAAGTCGATGCGCGTCATGCCGTAGCCCTGGAAAACAGGGAGATTCCCGATCACGAGGCGGCGCAATGCTTGGCGCATGGCGATGCGCTCGTCGGCGTTTTTCGACCAGCCAACGACCGAGATCTGCACGCGAGCGATCCAGCCCTGCGTCTCGAGCCATTCGTTGGTGATGAGGTCTTGCACGTCGGTGTCGAGGAACTCGCCGACACCGCGCTCCGCGCTGCCGTCGTTGAGGACGTGCACGGTCACGAGAGGCCATGGCGTCTCTTCGAACGCAGGGGGGGCCGTTTTGACCTCGATGACGCCCTCTTTGGGGCGTAGGGTCTTGCGAGCGACCTCGTTCTCAAGACCGACCGTCAGGCGCTCGCGCAAGACCGTCAGCACGTCTGTGCTGCGGTCCTCGTACGCAATCTCGGGGGTGCCTTGGACGACGGACGACAAGACCCATTCGGTACCGTCGAAGATGAAGTCGCCGTACGTGTAGGTGGTTCCGTTTTTCAGGCGATGCGCGTCGACCGCGTACACGCCGTCACCCTGATAGACGACGACCGAATGGGCGTCGTTGGGTCCGGAAAACGAGGTGTCCGTCGTGCGCAGCACGCGGCGCGCTACGTTGCCGTCCGCGGGATCGAAAACGATCTTGATTGCGTTCCCGATCGGGAGGGGGTCGAGCATGGAAATCGTCATGCACACAGACTCGCGTCACGACCTCGTGACGGAACACTGAGCGCAGGAGATTTACAAATGCCCGATTACTCGATCAAGCTCGACCTTCCGACAATTTCGGACGTCGATCGAATTTTCAACAAGCAGGTATTTCCGCTGGTGGAACAGGCGGTGCGCGCCATCGCGCAAGAGATTCAGTCGAACTGGATAGACGCGATCGCGGCCGCGCCGATTTGGCAGGGATACAAGCAGCCCTATATCGACAGCATCAAAGTCGACTATTGGGGATCCGGAATGCGCGCCGAAATCGTCAGCGACTACAAGCTCGCCGAACAGATCGAATCAGGTATGCCGCCGCGCGACCTGAAGACGATGCTCGACACGAGCATGAAGGTGCGCCGCACGCATGATGGTCGGCGATTCCTCGTGATCCCCATCCGGCACAACACGCCAGGCAATACCGCGCACGCGCCCGCGATGCCGACAAGCGTCTATGAGCTTGCGAGCCAGATGCGAGCGTCCGAAGTCACCGGGACCGGGACGCGGCCGTCCGGCCAGACGACGGTCATGACACCAGGCAGCGGGATGGCACCGTCTCCGTTGCAGACCCCGTTCGCATCCAACATCGCGACGAAGAAGACCTACCTCGTCCCGAATCACAGCTATCAATGGGGTGGACGATTGAAGCGCGCGGACCTGACGGCAGCCGGCGTGTCGCAGGCTGACCAGCGCAGGTTCGCGGGAATGGTGCGGATGAAGGAATCGACCGGCGGCACGTCATATCTGACGTTCAGGACGATGGTGGAAGGATCCAGCGGATGGGTTATCCCCGCGAAGCAAGGCCTTTACATCGCGCGCGGCGTCGCCGAGCACATTCAGCCGATCGCGCAAGAGGCCTTGAACGAGGCCATGCGTCGCGAGTTGGGCAACGACTAGCGATTGAACAGGTCCCAGTCCCGCAGTACGACCTTGATGGGCAGACGGGATCCCTGGTTCATGCGGCGGTTCTGCGGGTAGTTCCCGAAGCAGAAATAGTCGATGTGGCGAAGGCCCGTGACTGAATACTGCACTCCCTCGGGCGGCGCGTTTGCGCCCGCGGCCCACGTAAGCGTGCCGTCCGCATTCACCGTCGGGAGATCGCCGTCGACGATCGTCGCGGGCGTCCCCGCGAGCCAGAACACACGCGAGAGCGACACAATCGACCCGAGCAAACGTTCGATCGTGGCGCCGCGCCGCAGCGGCACCGAAAAGCGGTTGGTCTCGTTGAGCGCGGTCACGCGGTCATACTGGCCGATAACGTACATCGGCGAGTCCTCGGCCACCGTCACGACGACGTCGCCCTTCTCATACAGCCCGAACTGTGCCCAATCGCGCTGCGTCTTAGCGCCAGAGAGCGCGGCGACGCCCGGCACCGGAGCGGCGTAGATGCGCCCTTGCCCGTCGCACACGGGGCACGCAGGATCCGGCTGCCCGGAGTTCGGATCGACGCACGGGCACGCGTTCGAGCTGTACCACGCGTAGTCTTGCCCGATGACGCCGTTGCCGCCGAGGAAATTGTTGAAGTCGTCGGGATTCAGCTGCATGTCAGCCCACCAATCCCATTGCACCGTGAATTTGCACGAACAGGCCGCCGTTCGCGCCCTTTCCGCCCTTCAGCACTTCATCGATGCCGTCTTGCCACACCTTGTAATCGAAGCTCTTGGACTGCGACAGACCGTCGGCCGAGATCGACGCCGAGGTGGGCAGGAACGCCATGCGCAGCAGCTTCATAATCGCCATGCGCTGCACGACGTCGACCAGGTCGTTCCAGTGTTGCGCGAACGACGTTACGACCGTTCCGCTCGCATTTGTGAGGCCGCAGCGATAGCGCATCTGGACGGCTTGCGGGTAGACCGTTCCGCCCCACATCGCGACCGCGTACGCGCCGACCGGCGTGACGGGGGCCGTCGTCGTCGGAACGAGCTGCAAATCGCCGTACTTGCTGTCGAGCCGGATCCAGTCCTCGGGCACCGTGTAGTCCTGCAGGAACGGAGCCGGGAAAACGATCTTGACCGAATGCAGCTGCTGAATCGGGGCGAACGGCAGCCGCATATAGCCCCAGGCGTCGTTGCGGAACAGGTCGGGGTCGTAGTCGAAGGCGGACACCAGCGTATAGCGCGTGCCCGCGGCCTCGAACGCCGCGATTTCGCTCGGGTCGCAGTTATCCGGGAGAACTTCCACTGCGCCGAAGAACGTCTTCAGGATGCGCTCGGCCTCGGCCTCGGCAGCCATCAGCTTGTTCCAGAGAGTCGTGTCGCTGACTTTGGACAGGTTGATGAGGCCGCCGGCGCTCATCGAGAGCATTGCGCGCAGATCGGCGATCGCGCATGCGGCATCGGGAAACAGCGCCGACACCATGGTCGTGCCGGAGGTGGGATCGGTCGAATCGGTCATGGCCATAGCGAAGGAATCGGCTTCAATTCAAGCAGGATGCGATCACGAAAAAAATGCGTCGGGAGGCGAACCTCGCGACGCACTTCTTACGGCAGAGCTGCTTGATTACTTCGTGGCAACGTCGCTCGACGCGGCAGCGGGGGCGGCAGCGGCCGTCGCGGCCGCAGTCGTCGCCGTAGCCGTAGCCGCGGTCGTAGCGGCAGCCGGGGCGGCTGTTTCCGCTGCGGCCGCCGTCGCAGCGCTAGGCGTGGCAGCGGCGTCAGCGGTGCTCGTGCTCGACGTATCGGTCGCGGCACCCGTCGCAGCAGGTGCGGGCGCGGCCTTCTTCGGCGCGAACGGGAGATAGCCCTTGATCTTCAGGAATTCAGCTGCGACGTCGTCCTCGATTTCCTCGGACACCACGCCGAGCTTGTGCGTGACGAAGCTCACACCATTGATCAGCGTCGACGCGTTCGGCAGCGTGCAAAGAATCTTCATTCTCAAACCCTCTCAGAAGGAGAGCCCGCTAGGGGGCTCTCGTGTTCGTCAAAACCTCAGTGAATGCCCCGGCTAGGGGGCTGCGCACCTTAGCCGAACGGCTTCCAGGCAGCGCGCGTCGGAACGATGTTCTTCACGACGACGTGCTGGTTGCGCTTCGTGATCCGCAGATATCCGCAGATCATTTGCAGCCACGGGATGATCGGGCTGTTCACCGCGGCCATCGGGATCTTCATCATCGGCAGATACTGGCGCCAGGCGATAGCGTGGTCTTCCGCTGCCAAGTTCAGGATGTATGCCCGCGTCGAACCGGGGATTTCCGAGTTCGTGTCGACGTACGTCGTCGTGCCACCCGTGGCCTTCGGAATGCGGATCATCTCGCGCATATCGGTCAGCGCGTTCGTGCCGTTCAGGCGGCCGCGATAGATCACGTAGCCCGTTTCGGTTCCGCCTGCCGACGCGGCGATCGCGAGCGAGACAGCGCCGCCCGAGACGACCGCAACCTGTGCCGATACGAGCGCCTGCGACTGGCCGTTCTGGTTGATACCAGCCACGGCGTAGTAGTAGTTGCCCGCTTGCGAGGCTTGCCATGCCGATCCGACCTCGGTCGCGACAGCCGTCGGCGTGACCGTAGCGGGCTTGAACGCGTTCGCGGCGGCGATTGCTTGGAGCGCCGGCGAGACGGTCTCGAACGGCTTCTTCAGCTTGTCGTCACGGATGAAAACGTCGTTGCGCGTCTTGATCTCGCCGTAGGTCGTCTGGATGCCCGACACCGACGTACCGCGAACCGTGTTCTGCGCGCCCTGGTTCAGCAGCACGCGGAATGCCGGGTCCAGGTCTTGGTTCAGGTCCGTCTGCACGCTCGGCGGAATGAAGATGTCCGTCGCGCGGCCGAAGTTGCCGTAGCCGTAGATCACCTCGGCGGCCGTCGCGATCGCATCGATCGAGTTCAGCGGTGCGCCCGCCAAATCGATGATATGGTCGTCCGAGTCCAGCGAATTGATCTGCGCGTAGATACCGTCGAACGAGAGCGGCACCACCGACGAATCGCCTTCGAACATCGTGAATTCGATATCCGTGAGCAGCTGCTTCGTGCCGTTGGTCGTTTCGATCGCGGTAGCGTCGACGATGTTGTTCTGGCGTTGCAGCACGATCGGGATCGAACGATAGGTGGTCATGTACTTGACCTGGCCGACCATGCGTTCGTAGTTGCCGTTCGTTTGCTGCGCAGCGCCGTCCTGGGTATTGAACGTCGAGCCCAGGAAGCCGCCGATGTCATGCTGTTCGGTCCATTCGTCCAGCACGGCCGTCGCGCGGGGCTTCGGCAGCATGTTGAACAGCACGAAGTGGTGGTTCTGCTGCACGGTCGCTTGCAGATTCAAGTCGAGCGACTGAATACGCAGCGCCGAGCCACCGGTCATGCCGTCGACGTCGGTCTCGTAGCCTGCCTCGAGCGACTTCTGCAGTTCAGCCAGTTCGTCCGTGCCCATCGCGCCAGCGGTGGAAATGCCGGAAGTATTGCCGGGTTGAAAATCCATGGTTCTCTAAGACCTCCGAAAAGTCCCTGTTGGCGGGAATTACTTGAAAATGCGGTCGAGCAGCGCTTTCGACACTTGCTGCCCGGCGTTGAGAGTTGCTTCGATGCGCGAGGCCTCGGAGCCGGAAATCGCGCCGGACTGCATGGCGCTCAATGCCTTCGCGAGGATCTCGGCCTTCGACGGCTGGACGGGGTCGGTGCCCGCGTCGGCGCCGACGGGCGGCTTGTGCACGACGAGGGTGGCCGCACGACGCCCGCGGCCTTCGTTACCGAACGTCGCGAGCGATTTCGTCAGTTCTTCGCCTGCGGCCTTCAGGGTTGCGATCTCAGCTGCCGCAGCGTCGAGTTGCTTCCCGAGCGCGGCGTTGGCCTTCTTGGTCGAGTCCACTTCGGCGGTCAGCGTGTTGACGATGCTGATCACCGAGCCGAATGCCTTCAGGAACTGCTCGCCGTCGGCAACGCGGGCGCCGCTTTCGGCAGCGAGCTCGGCGCGCAACGACTTGATGAGTTCGGTGCCGTCGAAACCTTCGAGCGTCGTGCCGTCTTCGAGCGTCAGCGAGAACGACTTCGCGAGGGGGTTGTCCTCGTCTTCCTCGTCGCCTTCAGCCGGCGTATCGCCAGCGGATGCGTTGGGATCCTGAGCGGTCGTGTTTCCATCGCCACCGGCGGCGGCGCCATCCTTCGCGGCAGCCGCGACCGCTGCGTTATTGATCGGCTCCGTGGGTGCGGCCGACAGCGACTTCGCGAGGTCGTCGGCACCCTTGATCAGGTTCTGCAGTTCGTCAAACTTCATCAGTGCTCCTAGTTCTCGCGTTTGAGGTCATCAAGAAACCGCCCCACGTACAGCGCGGCGTCGGCGTCAGAAAGACCGAAACGCGCGCCGGCCTCCCGTACCAAAGAGGTTTTGTCGCAAGCGGCGATTTCGCCCTTCATGAAGGCGCCTGCAAGCTCGTCGCGGAAGTCGCGGTATGACTTGCTCTTGCCGCCCTGAAGCGACTGGATGCGCAGCGCTTCGCCGCCGGTCATCGACGCGGAGTCGGTCGAATAGCCAGCGGTCAAGGACTTGCGTAGATCGATGCCCGCGGCTCCCCAGCACTTGGTGAGGACGCCGATCGGCATCGTTGAGACTGTTTCTAGGTCAGGGTTCACGGGCGTGCGCGAGAACCCGACGTTCGACCACCGAACTTTCGTGATCACGGGGTACGGCTGCTGTGTTTCCGGGTCGATTGCGATGCTCTTGCCGAGAACGCCACCGCCGACGGACGGGTACCAGTCCTTCGGCGGATCGATCTGCGTGAGAGACGACCAGAACAGATTTGCTTTCTCGGCAGCCGGTCCGGTGCCGGTGTAGATCTGGCCCTTGACGAAAGTGCGCGTGCCATCGACACGCACATCGACGGGCTTGCCGATTTCGTACGACTCGTACATCGGGATGCCCTGCTTCGCGCCGATTTGCGTGAAGTGTTCGAGATCCAGATTTCCGAACTTGAGGTAATACGAGGCCGACTCCTCGAGGGCCTTCGCGAGCAGTACTTCTCCCTGCAGGTCACGCGTCTGATTCGACGCTTCGAGATACACGAAGCGAGCGTCACCCTCTGTCGCGGGTGTCGCCTTGAGCATTTGCGACACGCTGAGAAAATCGGGCAGCGTGCTCAGCAATGCTTCGTTGTTCGTGTGCGGAGTCATGAAGGCAATGCTCGCGTCACGACTTTTCTGCGGGGAACTTGTCGCGCAAGAAGTTGCGCAGCCCGATTAGCTCGATATCAACGCGACGGCAGCACGAGTTGGAGTGCTTGACCTTCCACGCGTCGACCGAGATATCTGAGGTGAATTTGAAGCCGCGACCATCGAGGCCATCGAACGTGGCGCCGTTCGATTTGATATAGGCCGCGAGGTGTAGCTCGTAGACGGTGAACTTGTGCATGACGCCATTACGGCGTCACGACTAGCGAAAGGATTCTGCGAGCTGCTCGGCGGACCGGCGGTGCTTAGCGAAATGCGCGTCCAGCCACTTTGCGAACGACGGATCGTCGGTCGGCTTCGCGTCCTCGACGGGAACCCAGATACCGCGGCAGTGGGGATGAACGGGGCCGGCTGGCACCGTCCACAGTTCGGACTCGGCGCGCGGCACCAGGCCATCATCGGTGCGCTTCATCTTCGCGCCAGATCGGCCGATGTTCGATTTGCCGACCCAGACCTCCGTGTCCCAGTTCTTGTCCTTCTTATCGGGCGACACGACGGTGAAGATGCGGCCGTGGATTTTCCGGCAGAAGTCGCACGAACCCACGTACTGCTCGACGCGCCGCACGCGGCCGCCCGGCGCGACCGAGGCAATCATGCCGTTGCCGGCGTTCTCGGCGACCTCGGTGAGAGCGATGCGACGCCAGTCACGATTGAGCGCAGCGAACTCGTCGACGAGCTGCGTTTGCAACGCCGATTCCGGCGGTCGATCGCCGAGCAAGCGCTGCTCTTCGTGATTCATGATCACGCGCTTGATTCGGTGCCGCGTCGCGTCGTTGATCGCGGTGATGTTGTCGGCGCAGCGCTCGAGCCCGAAGTCGATAATCGCCTGAAGCGAAGGCGAAGGGCTGAACTCGCGTTTCGCCTCGGCGACTGTGCTCGGCAGAGCGGCAACGAGTCCCTCCGCCTGCGCGGCGTTCAGATTTGCGATGTTCGCCTGCACCTTTCCCATGAAAGTGGAGCGTACCGTCAGCCACTCCGCCTCGCTATATGCGACCTTGGGTGGCATGTAACGGCTCACGAGATAGTCGACCAACAGGCTCCAGTCGGCCGCCGTGAATTTCTCGGGCGGCAGGTTCTCGAGATAGATGCGCACGAGCGCGAGTTCGTTCGCATCCAGCCGGCCGACCGAAAGCACGGGCCGTCCGTCGACACCGAGCCCGTTCGGAATGAAGCGCTTGCCCGCGACCCATGCTTTGAGCTCGGTCTGCACCTTGTCGAGCTGCAGCAGGCCGCGCGACGAGAACAGTTCGACGAGCGAGCGCACGAACGGGCTCTCGTGGAGCGCCCAGATGTCGTGCGACAGGCCGTCCGAGCCTGACAGCGCCTTCGCGATCGTGCCGAGCACGTGGTCCGAGCACGCACACGAAAGCGGGCCGATATCGAGGAACACGTTATTTTTCAGCATTGCCCTTCTGCTTGCCCGATCCGCCGTCCTTGTGCCCGGTGACTTCGTGCCAGCGCACGTCGTGCGCGCGGCCCTCTTCGTCCTCGACCTTGCAGCCATGCTTTCCGGTTGCGCGGACCTTACCCGAGCCGACGAAAGTGCCGGCCTTGAACGTGACTTCGTGGTCGTCCTTCACCACGTCGGGCCCGAATTTCTGCCCCACCTTGTGCTCGGTGAGGATCGACAGGAGACCGGCCAGAGGGTTGCCGTCCCCCTGCTTGTTGATCTTCGAGGCCTTCCCTGCCTTGGGAGACTTCGCCGGCTTGATCGCCTTGAAAAATACGGCCGTACTCATGCGAGCATGTCCTCAGTCGAATAAATGGGCGGCAGATTGAATGCCTTTCCGAAGTCCTCGCCCGGCTGCTCGCCGAAGCTAGATTCCGATCCGGGCGCTGCGTCTTCTTCGGGGGTGTCGTTTTCGTTGGGCTCGGCGTCCGGATCTGCGGCCCGCGCGCCGCCTGCGCCGGTAGGAGCACCCGGGGCGCCGCCGTCGGCACCTTCGGCCGGCTGCGGGCCGTTGAAGGCCATCCACGGCTGAATCAACGCGGGATTCACCGGGGCATCGCCGAGCGGACCTTCCATCGCCTCGTGCCCTTCCTCCGCGCGGATCTCGTTGACCGTCAGAACGAGCTTGCGCATTTCCTGTTTCGCTTCCTTGTCCTCGGGGTCGAGCCCCGTCCACCGGAACACGAGGTTGTCCGAGTACTCGGCGATGAGGAAATCGCTGAACAGGTTTTCGTAGTGCGCGAGCAGAGGCCGCAGCCCCGAATCTTTGGAGGCGGCCAAGCGCTCTGCCGTGTCCGAACCCGAAAGAGGCGACGTATTGCCGCCCGAGAAACTGTCGAAATTGATCTCCGCCGGCGACATGCCCCACAGCGCGCAAATGATCGACGTCAGGAACGTCATCCACTTCGCGAAATACATTTCGTTGAATTCGACGCCGAATTTCTCGAACGTGGCCTTCGCTTCGCTGTTTTTGGCCGCGAGCACGGGGAGCGTCCAGGCGTTGCTCACGCCTTTGACAAGCGAGTTCCAGTAGCGACGGAAGGCCTTCAAGTCTGCTTCGCTGTAATCGCCAACGAGGTTCAGGACGCCCTTGGGGATCTGGTTCGAGTCGAAGCCCTTGATGTTGTACGTCATAGCGTTCAAGTAGCCCGACACGACGCGCACGAGCAGCTCGGTCTCGGAGATGCCATAGCCCACCGCGTTGACCTCCGTGCGCGGGTTGCGCGGCTCGTAGATCAGATCGTCGTGGGTATAGGCCGCCGTGATGCGTCCTTCCACGAGCTGAATCGCGCAGATGGCCTCATTCCCGTGAAAGCCGTCCTCGGTGCAGAGGCGGATCGTCGCGCCGTCGACCGGGTAAAACCCGTCGATGCCCAGCTTCTTGTTGCGCTTCCATTCCGTCTCGATCGGCGCCGAGTCGAGCACGAGCGAGTCGCGCACCGATTTCGCCATGAACTGCGAGAGCGAGTCGCGGCGCAGCGATTTCCGAAGGCGCGGGTTGAATTCCCACCCGCAATTGACCATGAAGCGATTCAAGAGCCCGATCGACTCCTGCTCGGCCTTCGTGAGCTGGTGTTTGCGGTCAACGTGCCGGATATCGAATCCGGGGGCGTCGACGCCCTTCTCGGCGACGCGGCAGAAGCGCTGAACTTGCCGAACGCGCGTCATCGCGACAGCGTTCAGGATCGGTGTCTTGGCGACCATGAGCCGCAACGAGTCATACGACAGCGCGGTCGGCCGCTCCCAGAAATCGCCCTGGATATTGATCGTGAACCCGTCGAGCTGCACGGACTGCATGCCGCGCAACTTCTTGCGCGCGGCCTCGCTCGGGAACGGCGCGCCGTTGTCCGCGATGGCCTTGGCGAACGGCTCGTCGAAACTGTACTCGGCAAATTGAAGAATCTGACGAACGTGCTCCGGAGGCAGCAAATCCGACTGCGTCGGCATGTATTCGCGCTGCAGCGCGCCAAGCGCTTCGGAGCGCTCGTCTTCGGGCGCGGCCCCGTCAAAGGCTGCGGACGCGGCTGAATCGGACATAACACCCCCATGGTTTTAACGATGAGTTTGTAGTCACGACTCCGGCCCTATCCGCGCCCCGAATTCTTCCTAAATCGAAGAAATATTTGTTGCCGGGGTTACGCATTGCGTCAATAATCTGCTTTGTACGCAGAATTGGCGAGGCGCAGCATGGAAACCACGTTGCAGAGCATCGAGCAATCCACACGATTCGGCGAGTTGACGAACGCCAGGAAGATCCAGGGCTATCGGTCGCAAGCGTGCTGCTTTTCATGCCAGAAATCGGGGTTTGAGAGCGGCACTCAGAGCCGAGTGTCGAAATGCCGAATCGGTGGATTCACGATCGTGGCGAACGGCGTCTGCGATCAGTTCGCGCGCACCGAGTGACCCAATCCAAATAGGAGTTCAAGTGTCGAAAGCAGCCATCAAGCAGGCCGCCACGAAGGCAAAGAAATCGATCGCTCAGGCCGTCGCTCCGGCGGTCGAGGAGATCGCAATCCGCGACGCACACACCGCGCACACCGCCGGCTACCTGACCGCGATCCAGTACGTCAAAAACTTTCTGACGAACCAGGCGAAGTCTTTCGGCGACGCCATCAACGAGTTGCATTCGCACGAGCAAACTCAGATGGCGAACCTCAGACTCGGGATCGATCGCGAACTCGCAAAGCGTCGCGTGAAGCTCAACGGGCGTGAAATCCGCACGCAGATTACGGAGCGCGGCCCGCTTATCCTTCTCTCGCCGCCGATCGACGAAGCGATCGCTGCTGCGGCGCGCATCGCTGCTGCAGCGCCCCAGGCCGACGCGCAGTCGAAGCCGGCGCCCGCGCCCAAAGCGAAGCGCGCCATCAAGAAGCCGGCCGTGCCACCTGCTGTCAAGGCAACGGATGCGCCCGTGGCTCAGCCCAAGCGACGCGGTCGGCCGCCGAAGACGATCGCGGCCCCGAGCCTTGCGCCCGTCGCAACCGCAGCCGCCCCGAAGAAAGTCCCGCGCGCCGTCGGCGCCCCGCAGTAATCGCGTCACGCCGCGCGCATCGCCCGCGCGCGGCTCTCAGCACGAATCCACCATGAGCAAGCGATCCCGAGAAAAGCATGCGCGCCCCGCGTTCGAGCCGATCGACAGCGGAACCCCGGACGACGAGTCGAAGTGCGCCGAGTGCGGCTTCTTCGAGAAGGAGCCGGGCCGCGATCTGTGTACCGAGTGCATTGGAATGGAGCGCGCATGCGCCGCGGAACATGACTAAGGCCGATGCTCGAGCAGAGTTCTTCTGCTTCACGTGCTCGCGCCACAAAGACGTGGCGCACAAGGCCGTGGATCAGATTTCGAAGAAGCCGATCTGCAATTCGTGCGATGCGCGGCGCGCGAAGCGCCCGGCGGCAAAGAGCCTCACACCGCGTCAGGTAAAGCGCGGGCACTCGGCGATTTTCAACCACCTTCATCGCATCGGCGAACTGTAGTCGTTCATGAGCAAGCGATTTGGCCGCAATCAGCGGCGCCGCGCGCGCGAGCGGATTTTAGAACTTGAGCATCAGGACGCTATCTCCCGACGCGCGATCGGCGACAAAACGAGCGAGCTTCGTGTCCTACGCGAAGAGATCGCGCGAGCGAAGCGAATCGCGGGCGAGTACAGCGCGGCATTCGATCCGCAGACGTTGGAATTAAATGGTCCGGCGACTCAGTTCGTGGAGCTGTTCGGACGATTCGGCGCGCTGAACAACGTGGATTATGCGTCCGTGATGGACGCGGTGTATTTGCCGGGGCGCGCCATGCGCGTCGATCCGAGTCATGCGTTCAGAACGCTGACATTGCCGGTCATCCTTGCGCACGCGTTCGATGACATGCGTGGAGCGCGCCATGTGCGCGTGACTTACTGCGAGCAGCGCGTCGGCTATGCGATCAGTCCCTTGACGCTGGCCAGGATTCCGTTTCGAACCTTGGTCCACCAAATATCGGATCCGATCGCGCGCGAGTTGAAGCGCATCGCAAATGAATGAATGGAGAACTATCTATGAGCACTCAGGACCCCCGCCGCCTCACGCGCGAACAGATTTCGATTCTGTACTCGAACGTCGCGGGCATCGCCGTCGCCAAGTTCAACGAGAAGGGCGAGATCCCTCCCGCCCTCATGCTTGCGACGTTCGAGCCGACCGAAATTCTCATGGTCGAGATACCGATGCAAATGCTGCTCGGACTGTACGAGGTCGCGCCGGAGAATGCGGTCGAGCAGCAGCACAACATTCTGCAGCGCTTTCTGGCAGGCATCTTCGACACGGCGAGTGCACTGCGTGCGTCGTTCGCGGTCCCGCCAGACGCCGTCGTCATGGTCGCGCCCGGCGGCCCGCGGGCGGGCGACGAGATCCCCGCTATCGAGTTCGTGTCCGTTCAGGTGATCACGCATCACAACGGCACCTGGCACGGCCGCAACCCGATCGTCGACGGAAAGGCAACGCTCAACGAGCTTTGCGAACCGCTTACGGTCGCCGTCGCCGCAGCCGCATCCCCCACCACGCATTGAAAGGAGCCAATCAACATGGACGCATCCACACTCGCGGCCGCTCTTAGCGGGGCCCAGATGGGGGACGAGATCAGTCGCGAAAAAGAGGCGGAAGCGAAAGCGCACGGCCTGGTCGTGGTTTTCGGTGCAAGCGACGATCTCATGGAACTGCGCGGCGCTATCCACGATGAGGTGTCTTGCTACGACGGCGGAGAAGCCTATTTCACCGCGCTCGGGTTGCTCACGAACGAGTGCGAGGACGACGATTGTCCTCACTTCGCGAAGCTAAAAGACGCTGCCGCGGTGGTCGAGGCTGTGTGGTCTGAGGGCGAATATTCGTGGGTCTATCGGACGGACATCCCGCATGCGACGTTCGAAGTGCTCGAGGACGGCGAGAAGTACTGCCGCGGGATCGTGTTCCACCTGGATCACGTGCGGCACGCGATGAAAAACCTATCCAACACGGAACAGCTATGAAGCAAGTCATTCGCGAGGACGGCGCGCGTCCGATCAAGATCTGGACCGACGACATCCAGGACGCGGCCCTCACGCAACTCAAGAACCTTGCGCGCCTTCCCTTCATCGCTGGCAACGGCGTCGCGTGCATGCCCGATGTCCATGCTGGAATTGGCTCGACTGTCGGCACCGTCATTGCGACCGACAAGGCGATCATTCCTGCCGCCGTCGGCGTCGATATCGGTTGCGGTATGAACGCCGTGCGCCTCTCGCTGAAGGCTGCGGACCTGCCGGAAAGCCTGACGGACATTCGCCATCAAATCGAGCGCGACGTTCCGCTCGGCGCTGGCGGCGCGCACAAGCGCGATCAGGAGATCAATGCAAACCTGAATCGCCTGCCGACAATGCCGTCAGATCGCATGCAGGACATTCTCGCCGACCGCATTTTCGGTGGAAGCATGCCCAAGGCGTTCACTAAGGCGGCGTCGCAACTTGGCACGCTCGGCAGCGGAAACCACTTCATCGAACTCTGCATCGATGAGAGCCAGGACGTGTGGATCATGCTGCACTCTGGCTCGCGCGGCATCGGCAACTTGATCGGGCGCTACTTCATCGAGAAGGCGAAGCGGCGCATGGAGCAGTATTTCATCAGTCTTCCCGATGGCGATCTTGCCTACTTCCCGGAGGAGACGGACGAGTTCAACGACTACGTCGAAGCCGTCCAGTGGGCTCAGGAGTATGCGCTCGAGAACCGCCGGGTGATGATGCAGGCCGTCATCGCCGCGGTGCGCCGGCACATTCCTATCGAGTTCACCGTGACGCAGGAGGCGATCAACTGCCATCACAATTATGTGATGCGCGAGAATCACTTCGGAAAGAACTTGTGGGTCACGCGCAAGGGCGCGATCCGCGCGCGCGCCGGCGACCTCGGCATCATCCCCGGATCCATGGGCCAGCGTAGCTACATCGTGCGCGGCAAAGGCAACGCCGAGTCGTACTGCTCGTGCTCGCACGGCGCTGGGCGCCGCATGAGTCGCACGGAAGCGCGCCGCCGGTTCCAGGTCGCGGACCTCGTGTCTCAGACCGAGGGCGTTGAATGCCGGAAGGACGACAGCGTTCTCGATGAGATTCCGGGCGCGTACAAGCCCATCGACGAGGTCATGGCGAATCAAACCGACCTCGTCGAAGTCGTTCATGAGCTGAAGCAGGTCCTTTGCGTGAAGGGGGCCTGAGGATGCGCAGCGAGAACCCTGGCGAGCTGCATCGCCTTCCTGTAGGCGCCGTCGTCATTTACACGGACAAGCTCGCTGAGCTGCGCGCGAAGCTTGTGATCGTGCAGCTGACGCGGGACGAAGAAGGCACCCCCCTGTATGTACTCGGCGAGAAGCCTATCGCACCGCCGCCGCCCGAACACACGATGTTTTCGCGCCCCTACCTCGCATACCGGATGCTCGTCGGCTGGTTTGTCGGAGAGGCGGTCGCAACGAACATCAAGGACACCGACGAGCGTGTGAAGGTGCGGCCGTTCGACGCGGAGCGCTTCGCATGACGGTCGACGCGGCGATTCAGGCCGAAAGCGATCGGCCCGTGCTCGTGGACTGCGCGAGCGGCAGTCCAAACCTGAATTGCATCCTGGGCGTGACGCGCGAGCGCGCCGCGCGCATTGAGGAGCGCAATTTCTACGTCGTCACCGGATACGTGATGACGCACCACGCGCTCGCGAAGAAGGCCGTCGTCGACATGGGGTCCGTGCGCTGGTATCCGAACTTCGACGAGTTCTCACAGATGATGCTCGGCCGGAAGATCACGGAGGGGCCCGGCACGCCGCCGCCGGGTTGGACGGCTGACGAGCTAGGCGTTTCGGCTCCCGTGCCCGTCATCGTGCCACAGAAGGCGCCGGCGCCCCCATCTCGCCCGATCCTGACTGCCGCACCGAGCGCGCGGCTTCTCGAATCGACTGAAGCCGCACTCGGCGAACTCGCACGCGAGGTGGGATGCGTATTCAACGAAATGATCCCGCACAACAGCGGATGGTTCGTGCCCGGGCAGCCGACGGCATACGCAAGCGCGTACGACGCGATCCGGGCCCGCTTCGCTCGGCTTGAGCAAGGGCGCGAGCCCGTGAGCACGGCGCGCGAATCTCGTCCCGACGTACCCGCAGCGACGTCCACCGTCGAGCCCGCTATTGATCAGGGAGCCCTTTTCTAATGTCACGCCCCGAACAAGCACCAATGAGCGTCGCGGAGGCGTCCGAGCGCCTGGCTGCGATCGCCGCGCGCGCGCGCGCGC